ATGCCTATTGGTGGTAACGTAGGTGTAACCGGTACAGTAAACATTGGTAATCCACTTACAGCTAATGTTACCGGTAATGTTAGAATCTTCCAAAGCACAGGTGCTGCTATCAATACAGCAAATCCTCTACCAGTCACCGCTGCTATTACAGGCACAGTAACCTCAACTCCAGTTGCCGGTGCTGTTGATGCTTTTGGTAGAATGAGAGTATCAGAAGGGTTTACGCTTGGTGACTATAAGCACACATACGGTCTTGATCCAAACTTTATTGATGAATTAGGTCCCGGTGCTAATGTCATCCACCTATCTAATCAAGCAGCAGCCAGATTATCAACAAACAATAGTCCAACAAGTTATGCTATTCACCAGACAAAACAATATCACAACTATATGCCTGGTAAAAGTCAGCTAATCAAATCAACAATCAATTTCTATAATGCTACTGCTAACGTAACAAAGAGAACCGGTTACTTTGATGCTAACAATGGTATCTACTTTGAGCAAGCAGGCAATAGCACATTAAGTATGGTTATTAGATCGGACACAAGTGGTACAATAGTCGAGCGCAGAGTACCACAAGCACAATGGAATATGGATACTTGTAATACATCTATCACTGGTACTGTAACAGGTAACGTTGGTAGTTTTAATATGGATATCAGCAATACACAAATCTTCTGGACCGACTTTCAATGGCTTGGTGTTGGTCGTGTAAGAACAGGTTTCGTATATAATGGTAATCTAATTGTAGCACATGAGTTCTATAACAGCAATTTCTTACCAACCGTTTATATGAGTAATCCTAATCTACCAGTTCGCTGTGAGATTAGAAACACTGGTGCCACCACTGGTGCTTACTTTGACCAAATTTGTTCTACTGTTATTTCAGAAGGTGGATATATTGAGAGTGGTATTGACTGGGCTATTACAACAGGTAGTGCGGCACGATCAGTAACAACAGCAAGCGGTAACTATCCTCTTATAGCAATTCGTCTAAAGAATAACTTTAGAACATATCCAAACAGAGTTACCGTTCGTATGGGCAATATAAATGTGTATGCTGAAAACTATCCAGCATATTGGAAACTTATTAAGTTAGCCAATACTGCTGGACTAACGCTTGCTAACACAACATGGATTAGTGCTGACACCAACTCAGCAGTTGAGTATAATCTAACAGGAACTGCTATGGTGGGTGGTGATGAGATGGAGAATGGTATTGTTGGCACAAGCAGTCCTGGTGGTTCTGGCAAAGGAACTGGCACATCACCTATCAATAATCCAAGTAATGCGAAGAAAAACTTTATTACTCAAAACATCGCATCATCCAACTCCGAAATATATGTAGTTGCTATTCAAGCGATTGGCGGAACATCCGATGTATGGGCAGGCATTCAATGGAGAGAGATTTACTAACATGCTATCATTTTTTCAATATCTTCAAGAAAAAGAACTAGAAGAAGGTAATCCTTTGGCTAGGGTTCATAAGCACGAAAAAGAAGGTCGTGCTTCCGCCGGAATTACAGCTTGGCGCTCACATTTGTCTGATACGGAAAACAAACAAAGAATGAAATCTTTTGATTCCGATCTACGTTCCAAAGGATATGGATTCCGCAAAACTGAAGGAAAGTGGTTAGATAAAGGCGAACAGTCTCGCTATGTGGCCGCTAAAGGAACAAATAAGAAAGATACAAAAGCATTCCGCAGAGATATGGAAGAGTTAGGTAAGAAATACGATCAAGATTCCGTAGCCCTTCGCTCAAAGAGGAAAACTATCATCAAAGGAACAAATCAATCCAATGATCCTGGTATGGGTAGGGTTGCCAACGTCGGTAAAACCAGATATAATAATCCAGAATCGCCTGCTCAAACGGAATTCAATCCAAGGAAACCTGTGAGTATGCGGCCGTCATTTACGACAGGTAAAGGTATAGATCATCAGAATCCTAATCGCAAATAAAATGGAGTATCATTATGAATTGGGGTGTGAAAACAAAGCATTACTATGCCGAGCGGCTAAGTCGGACTCCGGCATTTCAAGAGTTTCTATCCAGTAACATCTTGGAAGTTACTAATGAAGAGTATCATTCACTATCAAGACAGTGTATTGAATATCTTCAAGGTGAGATAAATGAAAGTGTTCCGAGTAGTCACAATAGTTATGTTGCTTGGCTATCTACTTGGGACAGATGTTTTGATCACGCAGCTAAAACTGCTGGTATAATTATAAAGGAATAAAGTATGTCAGGACCTGTGGAAAATAGTATAAACGTTCTAATCAAAGAGTTGAAAGACAACCGCAAAGTGGATAAGGATGAAGCCCTTGAATACGTCGGTTATGTCTTTCGGCTAATCACTCAAAACAACATACCGCTTGATCAGCGTCATGGTGCCTCTCTCACCGTTGATGACTGTCTCAAGAAAGTTCGTGGTGGTAATTTTCGTCGTGCTGAAGGTTTCTTCGGCAACTGGGCTAATCAGTTAGACAAGAAAGGTGAAGGTATCGAAGATTTCGATGACCACTATAATGGCTGTTGAAAACCTTTAATCATCTAAACCAAGACCACTATCTGATAAATCTAAAGAGAGAAGAATATAATGGCAAGCGATACTACATCTCACCAAACGGAAAAAAGTTACCGTCCGTCACAACTTTTTTATCCCACTTCAAAGGCGACTCCATTGCCAAATGGAGGGCTAAAGTGGGGGAAGAAGAAGCGAATAAGATATCAGGACGAGCAAGTAGAAGAGGTACAAAATTTCATTCGCTTATGGAATCTTATCTCTCAAATCAGGAGCGGAGCAGTTTTTTAGACGAAAATGTGATGCCAGATATGCATCATGCGTTTCGCCAATTTGTACCCATCGTTGATAGGATTGACAATGTTCACTATTTGGAAACTATGCTCTATAGCGAAACTCTCGGTCTCGCAGGTCAAGTTGATTGTATTGCCGAGTTTGACGGTGTACCTTCTGTTATTGACTTTAAGACATCTTTGAGAACCAAGAGAGAAGAGTGGATCCTAAACTACTTTGAACAATGTACCTGTTACTCTTTGATGTATGAAGAGATGACAGGTATCAAGGCAAAGCAGATTGTGGTACTGATATCAGTTGATAACGAAGATCCTCAGGTCTTTGTGAAACAACGTAGTGAGTATATACCTGAGTTAGTCAATAAGATTAAACAATTTAGATTGGAGCATCCGTTATGAGAAAAGTATATCTCGCTATTGCCATGGTGTTTCTTTGTCTGGGTTTGTCTGGATGTGTGGTGGCGACCGTCGGTGAGTGCATTATACGGGACACGACTAGTAGGCCATGCAACTAATAACTCCAAAGACCATCGTGGTGTTGGCGCACCATTACTAGAGGAGTTTGAGAACCAGATACCATGACAAAGATAATCACAAGAGATTGGATCCGAGATGACATTGTGATCCATGCTGATGTCAGAAAAGCAGATGTTTTGGTTAACACATATACTAAACAAGACCTCTGCGAGTTTATCAATTACTGGAAACTCAAACTTCTATCGCATGGTGCTAAACGTGGTGATAAGATTGGCACATGTATCATGCCATCTGACATTCATTCAACTGCTATCAAGTTTGCTGCCTTTGAACTTGGTATGAGTATGGTCGTTCTACACAGACCAAACAACGAGAAAGAATGCCAGAGTCCTAAGAGCAATTGTCATTTGCCTCTAGACTTTATGATCTTCTTTACATCTTATCTGGCTAGTCCTATTCTTTCTACTGCTATGAAACATTACCAAAAGAACTCCAAGGTTGTTTTGGGTTATGGTCCAATTGAATGGGAGACACAGAGAAAGAAGTTTAGATCAACTGAAGAAACACCAATACTAGCACAGCCAGGTGATATTGCTCTATTGTGTAATAGTAGCGGCACAACTGGCACTCCGAAACTAATAGCACACTCGCACGAATACCTGTATAATCTCTCTAGTAATAACGGGCAAGAACTGGGCTATGAACCAGATGACCATTATCTTCATTTGTCCTCACTTAATCACGGAGCGACATTATCACTTGTTCTACCGTCTTTTAGAATATGTAAGAACCACTATTTCTATAACAGCATTTCTGGTAAAGGTAAGTTGCCTGGTGACCAGCAATATGATGAGTATGAAAGATTTGTCAATGATTGTGTCAAGCATGGTATAACAAGAATATTCTGTACCCATGGCGGTGTGCTAGATGAAATCATTAATCATATGGCTAATCGTGATATCAAACTGCCTAACACAAGTGTAATGATACTTTCATTCATCAGTCCTGAATGGTGTAAGGCAATCAAAGAAGGCAGTCTGAAAAGTATCTATAGTCCATTTGGTTGTAGTGAGGTATGTGGTCCAGTGTTTATGATGTGGCTCAACTCTGATAATGTGGATAACTTTAATCCAAAGTATCTCGGCAAGCCAACTGTTGATAGTTTCTATAAGACTAGAATAGCTGATGGACGTATCTACACAGCCACGCCATACACAGATGAGATTTGTTTTGATGATATTGTTGATGAGAAGCCAGATGGCTATTACTTTGTCGGTAAGAATAGATTACAAAAGATAAACGATATTGATATCAATCCACTGGACATCATTGAGATAGTGGAGAAGTATACCACAAGATATCAGTTTGAGATATACATTGATGAGGTATATAATCAGTTGTATGTTCTTACCTCTGATGTTGTAGCATATGAACAAAGAAGCCATATCAAGGAAGAGATAGACACATTCTATCATGGAAATGTTACTCTTGCCGATGTTATACTTGAGCCAGAACTATATGATGCCACTATCAGCAACAAAGCAGATAAGGACAAGTTAGCTGGTATGGTTGAACGATTCCGCTTGACAAACAAAAATAATGCTGTATAATAAATACTATGCTGAGGTCGTTGAGAGGAACGGCATAGACGTTACGGACGGCGGTTCGATTCCGCCCGCCTCCACCATAGTAACATCGGACACGGTTCAATTCCGTAATAAGTCCTATAATAGTCTTTAGGCACCCGATGTTACTATGATGGGGGCGACCAGGGTTTCGACGGGCGTAGTAAGGGTTCAAGGAGACCGAAAGCAAACGTTAGGTGCTAACGATAACTTTGCATCATTTGATCTTGCTCTAGCAGCATAATCATTGGGTGGGCCACCAGCCTAGAAACAGAAGTGGTGGCAATTTTACATTATGAGGAACAAAATGAACGCCGACGATATGCAAAAGTTTAGTCTAGCCATTGAGGAGCTAGTCTATATGAAAGACATTCCATACATTGACGCTGTTATTATGTATTGTGAGGAGACTGGCTTTGAGCTAGAGACGGCTGCCAAGCTAATCTCTGGTGTTCTCAAATCAAAGATCAAGCTAGAAGCTGAAGACCTACACTATCTAAAGAGATCAAACACCGCACAACTACCTTTCTAATGAAACACTTTTCAGGTTATGGTGCTTACTTGCTATTCTTAGCATTGAAGACCCATTTCACTAAGTCAGGCTATGACTTCTTCCAAATGCATGGTAAACTCCGTGCAACTAAGGAGTCCTATCAAAAAAGGAATGATAAGTTCTTCTTTGAGAAGCTGGCTAAAGAGTATAACGCTACCGAGTTGCGTGATTTCTATATTGCTAATCTACTTGAAGAGAAACAATACATAACGGATCTAATAGATGAAACAGCAAAGCGAACATACACTGATTATCTGCGACGGCGACAGAGTTTGTCGTATAACTATACCAATGACTTGGCTAGAACTTTTAGAAAGGGCTTTCGAGAGCCGTTCATTGTCAGTGATAATGCCTACCCTAGTATTGTATTGCTTTTCTTGCGTCGGGAAATCAGTCTAGAAACGATGGTCATTGTTGATGACTTTCTGGGCTACACTGGCAAGTTTGATAAGTATTATGGCGAAGATATCATTTGGTGTAAGGTGTCTAAAAAGATAAGTAAGTATAGACCGTTTCTACAGTATGATAAGGCGAAGATGAAAAGCATACTTAAAAACGAGATGACTAAATAGGTCATCATATATCTTTTACAGGAGAAAGGTATGACAAGAGAAGACTTAATCGATTCAATGGAAATCATTATCAAAGAACATAACGTGGAAAAAGCGGCAGAGTATATCTACCGTCTATGGATGGATCACAATAACTATGAACTTAAAAAGGGTAAAGTTACACATATTACCCTCGGTCTTGATATCTCAGAAAAGGTACCAAGATAGACTTGACAGAGGCTTCGGTCTCTGTTATAATACTACTTTATATGATGATACTGTGGATACTACGAAAATACATCGAACATACGGAGAAATAATATGAACTTTGCTAACCTCAAGAAACAATCTAAAGACTTCAGTGGCCTTCTCAAGAAGGTTGATGAACTCAACAAACCCACCTATGATAGAGACGCATCTACAGATAACTATTGGAAGCCAACGCCTGATAAGGCTGGTAATGCTCTAGCAGTTATTCGTTTCCTTCCTGGCTCTGCCGTTGATGGTGACGATGCTCTACCATGGATTCAGTATTGGGATCATGGGTTCCAGAACAAGTTGAGCGGTAAGTGGTATATTGAAAAGTCACTCACCACTATTGGTCAGAAAGATCCTGTTTCTGAATATAACTCTACACTATGGAATGCTTCGGCTGATGATAACTCACCAGAACGCAAGCAGGCCCGTGATCAAAAGCGCCGCCTTCATTATGTGTCAAACATTCAGGTTATTAGTGATCCTAAGAACCCATCAAATGAAGGTAAAATCTTTCTATTCAAGTATGGTAAGAAAATCTTTGATAAGCTAACAAAGATGATGAACCCAGACCTTGAGTCGGAGAAGGCAGTTAATCCTTTCGATCTTTGGCAGGGTGCTAACTTTAAGTTGAAGATGACCCGTCAGTCTGGTTTTCCAAACTATGATGAGTCAACATTCCTTGCACCAGGTCCGCTATCAGAAGATGAGGCAGAACTTGAAAAGATTTGGAAGGCTGAGTATTCTCTCAAAGAGATTATCGATCCAAAGAACTTTAAGTCTTATGATCAGCTAAAGGCTCGTCTCAATGATGTTCTTGGCTTTGGTGATAGTGCTCCACGTGCTACAGCTAAACCAGTAGTAACAGAAGATGATGATGTTCCTTTTACCGAGTCAAAGCCTGTTGCTAAGAAGGCAGCACCTAAGGCTCCAGTTGTAGAAGATGATGATGAAGACTTGGCTATGTTCCGAGAACTAGCCGATCTTGATGACTAAGAAAATTGGAGGGAGAGCAATCTCCCTCTTTTTTTTTATTGACCTAATGATGTAGTGCTATGATGATGACCGTCAGCACCAGTTCCAGTTTCAAATCCTCTCGCCTTACCCATTGCTCTTTCTAATGATGCTGTTGGGAACTCTCTCACTTGTCTATTCAATGAAGGATCGATAACTGTTTCCTTCTGTGGTCTATCTGGCGGCACTTGCTGCATGTTCATGGCATTTTTATTATCAGGTGTAACAGGCTGCATTGTCTCTCTAGTAACATCTGGCGGAGCAGTAGAAACACCAGTTGATACCTCTGGCTGTGGTCTTTGAACAGGTTCAGCCTTAAAGTTTCTCATACGATCAAATGCTTGTTTAGCTGATGATCCTGTATCCACAGCCGCAGCCGCTGGTCTAGCATATGGATCAACTGATCTAGCTGATGCTACTTGTTCTTTCTGTGCCTGTGGTGCTTGATGTTGTGCGATAAATGTTGCTTTCTTACTCTTTTGATCCATAGCATATTGTTCATACTTACTCATATCAAGAACATTAGACTTTCCAAATCCGCCACCAGGTGTCTGTCCGAGAATAGCTTGTGCTTCTGGCATATATCTGTTTTTGATATGCGGCCCTCTTTCTTGTTTAGCCTTAGCAATAGCCATGACTTGATCTTCTACAGACTGTCCAACAGAATGGCTAGCCTTGTTTAATACTTTTCTCATGTTGTTTCTGAATTGAACACCGCCACCCCATACAGCTTCCTGGATTCTTGGATCTTCTACTTTATATCCAAGTCTGGCAGCAGTCTTTAGAAATGGTGTGTAATGTGTTCTAGCTATGAAATCATGCTGCGCTTTGTCAAATGCCTGAGGATTCTCTCTGACAACTTTCTGATATGCGGCATTGAACTTTGGTGTTCCTGGTTTCATATCACCAAAGTGTGATCGGAATGCTTCAGCTTCTTTTGATTTAAGAAACTCAGCCATTGTTCCTTTCTTACTTGATAGCTGATGACGACCATATGATACACCACCAGGATCTTTTTTACCTGTTGAAATAGACTCTACACCTTGGGCAGCCCGAGCACCATGTCTACCAGACTCCCACTGTCCTGTAATGCCACCGATGTCTTCTCTAAGATCAGGTAGAAAGCCATTGTAGGTTTCAACGAATGGAGCTTTTCTAACTTTGTGAACCTTAGCTGTTCCTGCGCCGCCAGCTTCACTCTTTGATAAGAAGGCGTTTCTATCAATGTTATTGTCCTGCATATCTTTATAGATTTGCTGAACCTTTTCGTGTTTAGGATCGAGAATGTGTATCTCGTTTGTTTTCTTATTCCACTTGATAGCACCAGCAGCCTGAGCATCTTCAAAGCCTTTATATGTCTCCTGCATAACTTTATCTTTGCCGTAGAACATACTATCGGCCATTGGCTGTTTTGTTTTGACTTCGTTCCAATACTTGTCAGGATCAAACTTATATAACTCTTGAGCCTTCATTGACTTATCAGCCTTTTCAACTGTAGCAGTTTGCTTGTTAGCTGGTTGCTGTGGCTGTTGATCGGCTGGATACTGTGATTGCTGTTCAGTTGATATAGATGTAGGACTAGCTGTAGGTACTTTCTGAACTGACTTAACCTGAAGAGTTGCTTGCGCTGGTGCTTCGCCTGTGCCACCGATCAATGCTAACTGATCTGGATTAGCTAGGCCTTTGGCAATCTCAACTGCTTTCATTGTACCAGCACTTGGCTCGCCGCCTTCGACGACGCCCATTCTTTCGCCAGAGCCACGATAGTTATGAATATTGACCATAGCAACTCGGGCAGGCTGCCCATTGAACTGTTCTAGAATAAGAACGTCACCATTTGAGTTTGGTGCGGATAGAGCAATGCCTGTATGATAGTGTGACTTACCATCTGCCGTTTTATTATGTTCAATGCCACCAGGATGTTCACCCTTACCATAGTTCATAGTAGCAATAACAGTACCGGCTGTGATATTACCTTCTTTTACATTCCATTTACTAGCAGGACCTAAACCAGAAAAGTGTTTTGACAAAGAAACACATTGTTCGCCGTTCGGACCTTCGCCGTAATAGCCGCCTGACTTAGTTGATACTCTTGATATGTCACCCATAGATGATTGTGGATCAGAGGTTGTTATTGCGCTTGAAATAGATTTTAGATACTGTTGTCTTAGAACAGCATCTCTTTCGGGGTTAGCAGGTCTTTCAAAATCAGCTATAAAACTTTTAACGGCATCTCTCTCGTCAGTAATCTTCCGACTTAGATATTTCTTCATATCAGGTTCGGTCAACGCATAATCAATCTGACCTTTCCAGTTTTTCTGCCATACACCTTCACCACCAGCAGCTTTAACCATGTTGGTAAAACGATATTCACCTCTGCTCGGATTATCATGATGCTGAAACAATCCACCAGATGGTCCGCCTTCACGACGCATTACATCGGCAGGAGGTTGAATGCCTGGTCTAAATGCGGACTCGCCCTGCATGTTTGCTAGAATGCCCATAGCATGGACATGATCTACGCCTTTTGATTTGAGATAATTATATACCTCTTTTGCCATTACTTTATTTGAAATTGATTTCTCACCACCAGTTGAACCAAGAGTTGATGTAGTGGTGCCAGGTTGTTCTTTGTTAAATCTTCTGCGCCACTGTCCATACTGTTCGGCTTGATCAACTGTCTTAGCGCCTTGTGACAAACCAAAGTTAATATCATCTTGTTTCTGTGTAGATCGATTAGTAATTGCCTCACGAAAGCCGGAAACATCTGGCAAACCTTTTTGATAATACTTTGGGAATAACTCGGCAAACTCTGCTGGTGTAAGCAGAGTGAGAATGGTAGCAGGGCCTTGAGCAGACTTATTGACATAATCAACTCTCTGCCTAGGTGTCAATTTCTTTAGATGTCTAAAAGTATCTTTTGAACTTTTACCTACGTTGAAAGCCATTACATTCTTCTTCTGTTGAGTTGGTTCATCATGTTCTTGTGTTCATTTTCTTTTTGTCTGGCCAGGTCTTCTTGTTCTTTGATATACGCATTCAATAGTTCCACGTATATGTGTTTCTCCCATGGCATCATTCCATCTATCTCACTCAAGCTCCACTTATGATGATGTATCAAGTTAAAGTTTGACTTAATGTGATTAGATAAAGTGTCATGACCCATTATCAGATAAAAAAATCATAGAACTCTGTATACCTCACATCATGATGAAATCCACACTTCGGACAGTTTGCTTCAATCTTGCCTGCTATTGAAGGAAACAAATCCACATATCTTTCCAGCTTCTTATAGTTTTCTTCTGTCAGTCCTTCAACGAAATCTTTTAGTTCATCCGTTGTATAATCTTTATACGAATGCATTCCAGTTTTATCATAGACATAATCAATAGAGCTAACGATGATATGCGTTTTCTTATCGATCTCTGGTAACTCTTCTAGCTTTCTCATAATGCCATAGTTTGGATATCTCATGCGAACACCAGAAGCCGGACCGAGTTTGATATCGTCAGTAACATCGTCATATCGGACTAGTTCAACATCGGAAACGTCAGCTTCAGCCTCAAAGTTATGACCGCATACTTCTCCATTCTCTAATACATTATTACAGGTTAGATTGATTGCTACCTCATCACCGACAGACTTTGCTCTCAAGAAAATAAAGAGATAGTCAATATCAAAGAACGGCAGCTTATCAACATCAATGCTATCATCTTGGACGCAGTTATTGATAACTTGTTTAACTGTGGCTATAATATCAGAAGCCACTTTTGACTCGATAGCCATTAACAGTAGTTTCTCTTCTTTTACTGTAAATGGTCTAACTCTGATTACCTTGCCACTAGATGGAATAGTAAAATCATAAACTGGCAAATCAATCTTAGGTAACGGCATAATATAACTCCATTATTATTGTAGGTTCGGTCTATCCCAATACTTATACGCAAAGGTAACTTGTAATCTTAGATATTCATTTTCTGCCCAGTTGACTGCCTGATCATTGATTAGTGTTGGCCAGGCTTTGTATAGTTTCCAGTGATATGATATGTTAGCCATAGGTCTCGCAGTTCTTTGTCCGCCAGCGCCATACTCTGTGTATTGATAGATTTCAACTTCACTATAGTATTCGTTTGGATAAGCAAAGTTAAAGCTATCAACTGGATTGATAAAGTTCAACCAGTCATCAAAGAAGCGGCGTTCTTGGCTATCAGAACGACAAATGAATGTCAGTGCCAGTGGCTGATACTCTGTGTTATTTGGGAATACTTGTGATGGTCCATAGTATCTTGCCTGTGATACAGCAAAGCCACGACCTGGAAAGTCTGCCGCTTCACAAAGATAATGAAGATCCTGTGGAAACGTTTTCAATGATGTTGGTGGTTTGATAGCAACAAGATAACGACAGTTCTTTGCTAAACTGCCGCCACGATCTAATACGCTTCTAAACCTGTTGAGGTCTAAATCTTTGATGCCTGTTTGTCTAACCTGGTTGACTGCCATCTTAGTATCCGTCCTCTACGTCTTTCTGGCTGATAATACGCATTTCTCTGAACACCAGAGTTAGCTGTAGATTTGTTGGTGAGCCGTCATTGAATGTGCTAAAGTCACCCTGGACAGTGTAGTCAACGTCAACTCTTGTTAGCACACATCTACCAATTCTAGGAAGATATGGATTGACTGGTGCGTTTAGTCCAGTATTCTCATTATTGATAATAGAATGAAATGTAATTAGAAATTCTGCTGGAGGTATGAACCAGAAGCCAGAATCCAATAATGATCCTTGTCCTGATGCTCCGCCAAATGTGCCTTGTCGTCCTGTCAGTGTATTGATTGCTGATCCGATTGCTGATGCTGCTCCTTGAGCAAATGCTGGTGTGCCAATCTCTGGTGCTGAAAACTTTCTTAGCAGCTTGATAATCTGTTTTAGATCCTGAGCTTCTTTCTGTGACTGTGGAGCCATGAAGAAACTAAACTGAAAGGTACGCAACTCAGAGTTACCATAGAGAACGTCAACCTTAGGATTAATTGTTCCCTGTCCAGCAATTCGAGCAGCACCAACTGCGGCTCTTGTAATAGCACCAACAGCACCCATGCCGAGCTTTGTTAGTTTAACGTCATCATACTCATGAACCATCTGCCACTGTAGCGGACCATTCTGCTGGCCGCCAGGTATAAAAAGCATAACGGTGCTAGTCTCAGCAGGAGCGGTGCCGACTTTACTAGGTTCAATCTGAATTTTCATAAAGTGTCCCTGCTGCTTTGATCCCAAGTCAGAAGGGAAAACATATGATTGTGGCATTTAATCCTCCGATGCTACATAGTATTTAGTAGAGGTACAGTATGGCATATGATTATAAGCAGGGATTTTTCAAGCCGAGATTCCCTAAGAAGTATATTGGCGATCCAACTAATATAGTATATCGTTCTGGTTGGGAAAAACGTGTGATGCAGTCTCTAGATGAAAACACTACGATTGTCCGCTGGGCCAGCGAAGAAATAATCATACCTTACTATTCTCCGATAGACTGTAAATATCATAGGTATTACCCAGATTTCTATGTAGAAGCAAGAGCACCTGACGGCTCGGTTAAGAAGATGCTATTAGAAGTAAAGCCAGCCGCACAGACGCAGCCACCAAAGTCACCGAAGAGAAAGACTAAGCGGTATATTACTGAGGTTATGACTTACGGCGTCAATGAAGCAAAGTGGAAAGCAGCGAGAGAGTTTTGTATCGATAAGGGCTGGGAGTTTCATATTATAACGGAAGCAGACTTATTTAAAAAACCAACTAAATAATAAGATGGCAAAAGAATATACAAAAGACGAATTAGCTAAGTGGTTTGAAGAAAAAGCCCTTAGTGTAAAGTCAGGTGGAGCGGCTAGAAATAAAATACTAGACGCATCAGAAAGATATGCTGATGTTAGTAATCAGTTTGTCGGCGGTATGTATTTCTTTCGTTATGATCCAAAGCATAAGATGACGCTGCCAATGTATGATAAGTATCCTTTGGCTATTGTCATTGACAGATATACCGATGGCTTTCTTGGACTTAACACGCATTATCTCACAAGAGGACAGCGTGGCAGAATGGTTGGCTTGTTCAACGATTTCTATGTCAAGAAAAAGCTATTCAATGGTATCATGTCAGGATCAGCAAAGTCTAACTGGGATATAGTTCAATCATCTACCAGTGGGCTAGAGAGTTTTTCAAAAGAATGTGTTAAACGGTATCTTTATAATCATGTCCGTAGTCAGTTTATCAAAATCAATAAAGACGAATACGACAAAGCAGTTCAGCTACCTATTGACGAATGGGTATATAGAAGGTAAGAATAATGGCAGACGTATCACCATATCTAGATAGTTTTCCGAGAATAGATTACTCTATTAGTGAAGATAAAAACGTTACTGAAAACGTAACCAATATCTTCAAGCGATATGCCATGCTCAGAGATGTTCTAAGCAACTCTGGTTCATATGTTCTATACGAGATAGAGGATAATGATACGCCGGAAATTCTAGCAGAGAAAGTCTATAAAGACGCTGGTGCTGGCTGGATGATATTATATGCCAATAAGATTATGGACCCGCAGTTTGATTGGCCGCTCTCCGATATCAATTTCAAGAAATACATTATTGAGAAGTATGGCTCCGTTGCTGCCGCTCAGACATCCTATCATCATTATGAGAAGATCGTAGAGACAAGAGTAGGCGACCAGACATATACTCGCACATATCTTGTCAATAAAGAACGCTTGACAGAGAATGCTCTTGATGTTCCTTATACCTATTATGAGCCATACTCAAACAATTACTTTCTAACAGCGGACACAAATTTAATAACTGCCGATAATGTCTATTTCACAGCGGATCATTCCAATCACTTTTCATATGACGATACATCATTGCCTGAGTATTATTCATATGAAGCTCATGATGTAAATGACACTACGGTCTTTATGAATACCTATGGTAAAGCTGTGACTAACTATGATTATGAACTAGAGCTAAATGATAATAAGAAGTTTATCAAAGTCGTCAAGGCACAATACTATAAACAAATTTTGTCAGAGTTTAAGCGATTGACCCAAGGTCAACCTGATTACATAAGGACTCTATAATAGATGGCTCAGCCAAATAGAATAGATTATACCGCTCAGAGTAATGATCCATCCGCACAGGTATCTGCCTCTGTTGATTTGGGTGTTCAATTATTAGATGTGACCGTCAAAGAGGTTATCATTGGCGAAAGTCTTTTGAATCCATCCGCTCATGCTGTGGTCACTCTACAGACTGCCATGTATTATCGTCCGATTGATTGGAATTATTTTAGATGTAAGCCGATCACTATCAATATCAGAGACAATAGACAAAACAGCAATAGATTAATGACGGTCAATCAGCAAATCTACCGCTGTGACAATCGGCACTTTGCGACAACTAACTCTGGTCAGGTCGAGGAACTAACATTACATAGCGTGGATGAATCCATTTTAAAAGACGCTGAGACGATCATGGAGCAATCCTGGAAATGCTCTACGCCAGCGACCGTCGTCAAAGCAGCTATGGCAAAGCTCAATGTTCAATCACTTAGAATGAATAATAGCACAGGCCCCGGTCGTCCATATGTCGCCGAGTCTATTCATCCGCTTCAGGTTATTCAGCAACAAGCCAACGTAGCATTGTATAATGGCAATGATCCATCGTTTCTTCATTATATGACTATTGATGAAAGAACTGGTATCAATGTTCATAACTTTCAGCCGTTGACGGAACTGATGAATTCCACAAAAGAACCTTATCAGCTATATGCCTCTGATCTGGGCGTCACTGGTAAAAAGTCATTCTCCGATCAAGCTCAATATGATATTGCTTCAAGAACCGCTGTGACATTTAATTTCCCATGTGACTATGATGTTCTATCCGATATTCTCAATGGTGTCAATTGTGATGGTAAGAATATGAATGATGTCCGCACATTTAATCTAGCATCTGGTGACATATCATCAGCTATGGGCGCTATCTCTCAAGCGGCTAATATCTTCAAGTCACTGACAAATCTTGGCACCGCACAGCAACAAAATAATTGTGAAACAAATGTAGAGAAATATCTACACACTCGCCAAGCTAGAATGGGTATGCTTGAAAAAGACAAGATTGCTCTTAGAATTACTATACCATGGACCCCAAGTTTACACGTTGGCCAGCAGATTTATTTCAATTGGTCTAACCGTTATGATGAGACATTCCCTCAGTATGGTTCTGGTAAGTATCTTATTCTTCATATGACACACAATATTCAATACGGTGGCTATGCGACAACCACACTAGACTGTATTGCTAATACATTTGGTAAAGGAAGTTAATTATGGCAGGTAAGTTTCCAGGACCAGATTCCAAGTTTCAAGTCTCAGTTGTAACAGACCAAAAGGCGGAAGATTGTTCAGGCAATCAAGGTTGCTACTCACCAATGGATCATGGTGAAGGGGTAGAATTGGATCATCTCGGTCTTAGTTCTATGCTAAATTCTCCAGTGGCATTTTTACAGCAAATCTTTCCGGGTGGACTAGATCCCGGCACAGGTGTCGTCATGCTCAAACAAGCAGGCGAACTCGGTGGTATTATTCTCGGTCAGTCAAATACGACCCGAAAGGGCAATGGCCAGTCGGCTGCTGGAAAGCCCCTAGGAAGCGCACAGAAGGTCGAGCAGTTGACCGGGACCGAAAGAGATATCAACATAGCTCCCGACATAAAAGAAGTTGAAGAAAACGGCGTTAAAATCAGAAAGGTCATCGAGAAAGGAAAGCAACATAAGCTGGACTTATTAGATGGTCTTCCAGTTCACGGTGCTTTATTTGATATCGCCGGATTTAGACTGCCAGAAATCAAAAACGTTCCCACAGCTAAACAGACTAATGACCAAATGATGTCTGTCCAGAACTTACAGCAAATGGCCGGACAGATTATGTCACTTGGGCAGATGATCCAAGGTCTCGCTGGTAATAAAGGTGCTGGTGGAGGCGGGGGAGGCTACGGCTCTAATTATTCTACTCCAGCATCTACAGGCAGCGGCTCAGTTCAATATGTTCCACCAGGTACAGAAAACGGCGCTGGTGGCTCAGGATATTCTGGCGGTCTAGGCAATAATATTATATCAGCCGCTGATGCTCCGTCAAATACACCACTCTATGAAATCATGGATGGGCTCACACCTAATATGAAAGCCGCTGTAAATAGTCTTTCTGTATTGCTACAGGGCTATGAGACAGAAGGTGGCGTAGCATTTATGACTGGTGACGTTGTTCATGAGGACACATATCTCGGTAACGCACAGGAATTATTAGGTCAGGTTACTAATCTTAGTGATCTAATGTATGTTATGAATAGACTACAGTGGGACGAATCCCTACGTGGTACAGAAAAGCTATCAAACGTTGTAAATGAAATCGAGACAGCTTGGGGCGTGGCTCTACAAGAAATCGATTATAACGGTAATATGATTATTACCTACGGCGCAGAAGACGCTAATAATGAAATTCAATTTACTAATGACATGACAAGTAATACCGGCAGTCCTGCTTTGGGTTACTTTGACGGCAATAATTCAGAGGACGTTTATTACTCAATCAACTCTACTGGTGCTAGTCTTGGCTTTGGTTCAGGTGCTACTAGCGGTTCTAACTCTCCTCCATCTGGTGGCAGTAAAGGCGGCACGACAAACGCAGGACAAGTTATCGGACAGGTTCAGGGATTGCTCGGACAGATCCAGGGTCTTGCTCAGGGTATGAACCAGAACATGTTCGGCGAGTCCGCTGGCACAATGAAAGATATGTGGAAGCGTATGACAAGAGAGCAAGAGAATGACGCCAAGGGTATGCATAAGAAATTAAACCAAGATGGCGACACACAAAGAATGACGCAGATTGTAGAAGATACAGTCAAAGGCGGCAATCCAATAGCACTAGATAAATTCTTACCGGATTCACTAGAAAGTATTCCGGAATCAGTTAGTAGTAATTTTGGTGTATCGTTTAATCCTAATCCTTAAGGTATGAAAGAATGAAAAAAGAAACGCCTCCAAAATGGACGCAGCCACATAAGTCTGATGCTCGTAAAGCTCAGTCGGCTGGATCGTATCCTGACTATTTCAGTTGGAAGACACGATCTGGTCATGTGCTACAATTAGATGATACAAAGGGCGGAGAGACTGTCACACTACAGCACCGCAGCGGCACATCTATTCAGATGGCGCACGATGGCTCATTACATATCACAGCGCATAATGGCAAGTATGAGGTGACGTTTGGTGAAGATCGTATGACTATATCTGGCGCACAGGATATCACAGTCAAGGGTGATGCTTCGCTTAGAGTATATGGTGACTATAATGTTACCTGCCACAAAGACTATAATCTCACAGTATTGGGTAATTTCAATCTAGCTGCTAAAAATCATAACAGACAAATTCTAGGAAATATTGATACACAAGCAAGAAACGAGAATAAAAAGCTCATGGGTTCATCTAGTAAGATTGCCCGTGGTGCTATTGCTTATGTGTCTAAAGGTTCCACTACTATTGCTTCTCAGTCAGACTCGTTACTATTTGGCTCCGCTTCCGGTATTGGTATGGCAGTCAAAAAGGGAAATATCACACAGAATATCGAAGAAGGAAACTTTCACTCAGAGACAAAAGACGGTGAGGTTCATGTCAAGTCAAAAGGTAAGATGAACTATGAGTCCTCTGACGAAGCTATCAAGATGACAGCCGAGAAAGACTTTGGCATCGAGTCAAAGTCAAACGGCGTTCAAGTCAAAGCAGATAAAGACGTTGGCATTAGTTCAACTACTGGAGACATTCAAGCAAAATCTGCTGCTGGTAGTGTTGAGGTTAAAGCTCAACAAAAAGTTGATGTGAGAGCAACAGGTGACGCTCACTTTGGCGGAGCAAAGACAAGTATTGAAGGACAGACAATGACAACCATCGTTGGTCAATCAAGTGTTAATGTTGATGGTCCGTCTGGTCTCAATCTTAACTCGGGCCTTGGATTATCTAATATAATGTCTGCTTTAGGATTACAGATGGACTTTGACTTTGGACAGTTCGCATCAGATGATCCTAAGTCTCGTGGTGTTCATGCTCCAGATAAGCCTGCTGGAAATAGTGAGACTAAGAATTGGGCATAAATAGTATAAATGGGTAGAGGACTAAGATGGCACAAGTAAACATTAGCCGACAACCAGACTATTCTGATCTTGATTTAGATTTCATGATCAATCCGATTACTGGCGACATCAATAAGAAAAAAGGTGTCGATGCTGTAAAAAGATCAATACGCAATCTAATTTTTACTAGCTATTATGAGCGTCCGTTTAACTCGTCTCTTGGCTCAGATGTTCCTAGACTACTATTCGATAACGTCGATGTTATCACCGCTTCACTATTAGAAGATGCTTTAGGAAGACTAATAAATACTTATGAGCCTAGAGTTGAAATAACACGTTTAAATGTTTATGCTGATACTGACAATCACGGCTTCAATGTCCAGTTGGAATATGTAATATTGAATACTGAAACTCCAGCGACATTTAATCTATTCCTAGAAAAAATAAGGTAATCAATGTCTAGAGCAAATACAACCCTCAGAGTTTCGGAACTAGATTTCAACTCTATTAGAAACAATCTAAAGACATTTCTTGGCAGCCAGTCAGAGTTTTCTGATTATAACTTTGAAGGCTCAGGTATGTCCGTTCTACTAGACATTCTCGCTTACAACACCTATTACAATTCATACTACTTGAACATGGTAGCTAACGAAGCGTTTCTAGATACCGCTCAGATTAGACAGAACATCATCTCACAAGCTAAGTTGATCAACTATGTGCCGACATCACCACATGCGGCAGAGGCAATGATCAATCTCCGTGTTACACCAACCGCTTCAGAAAATCAGTCACTACACACAATCACACTGGACAAATACACAAGACTACTTGGTGCTGATATCGAAGGCACATCATATCCATTCGTAACACTCAATTCTAATACAGCTAGTAAGTCAGGTAACTCATTCTATTTCCCTAATGTGTGGATCAAGCAGGGTGAGGTTATCACTCAGCAATTTGGCATGTCATCTAATAACAAGACAGCAAGATTTGAGATTCCATCAGCTAACGTTGATACTGACACACTAACAATCACAGTTCAGGAATCAGCATCTAATTCCTATACAGAAGAGTTTCTACTCTCAACTGATATCACAACAATCACAGCAAACAGCCGAGTATATTTCTTAGAAGAGAACGAGAACCTAAACTATACACTACAGTTTGGTGACGGTGTTCTTGGTTATCGTCCAAAAGATGGTAACATTGTTATCGCCACATATGTTGATACACAGGGTTCAATGGGCAATGATGTTTCCAAGTTTAACTTAGTTGAGCCTGTCGGTGATATCTATACCGGCAATGTTCGTGTTACAACCGTTTCAAGTTCAAGAACCGGGTCTGATAAGGAAGACATTGATAGAGTTAAACTAAGAGCACCACAGTATTACACAGCACAAAATCGTTGCGTTACTGTTCGTGACTATGAAACAATTCTAGTCAAAGAATATCAGAACATTGACGCCGTTTCTATCTGGGGTGGCGAAGACAACGATCCGCCAGTTTACGGAAAGGTTTATATCTCTATCAAGACTAAAGGTTTCTATACACTGACAAACCTTGAGAAAGAGAATATCAAGACTAACCTAATCAAGAATAAGAACGTCGTTACTGTGACACCAGTTATTGTTGATCCTGATTATATCTTTGTCACAGTTCGTGGTAAAGTCTATTACAATCCAGGACTAACATCAAAGTCAGCAACAGAAATTCTACAGCTAGTTAAGCAGGCTGCTTTTGATTATGCTAATGATGAGTTGAATACCTATCGCTCAACATTCAAGAAAGCAAAACTACAAAGCTATATTGAAAAGGCAGATCCAGCAATTACTGGTTCCGATATCTCAATCTATCTACAAAGCCGTCAGGTTATTGATACAACTAAGTCAAAGAAGTATTACTATTACTTCAAGACACCAATTGAAAGAGGAACTTACACTAATAAGCTATACTCTTTCCCACAGATTACAGTTCTCGATAGCGGTCTAGTTTCTAGAAACGTGTTCTATGAAGAGGTGCCAAACTCATTCACAGGTGTTGATGCTATTGATCTTATCACACCAGGTAGAGATTACATCTCAGCTAATGTCAGTATTACTGGCGACGGTACAGGAGCTACCGCAGTTGCTAGTGTGGTCAATGGTAAGGTTACATCTATTGAGGTAACAAACAAAGGCATCAATTATTCCCGTGCTACTGTCACAATCACTGACGATGGACAAGTTGGCACCGAGTCAACCGCTAAAGCAGTTCTACAAGCAAGAAACGGTATTCTTAGAACATATTACTATGATACACTTGGTAACAAGATTGTTATTAATGAAAACGCTGGTACCGTCGATTATGATACTGGTGAGGTTGTATTGAATGCTATTCAGCCAAGCGCCGTTGTTTCTAATGACTATTACGACACAGACGTTCTAACAATGAACATCGTATCTGGTACAGAAATCATTCAACCATTGAGAAACAGAATATTGACGATGGACGAAAACAATGTTCAATCTGTTACTCTCGAAATGGTTGCGGAAAAATAATTTATGTCATTATCATCAAATAGCAAAACATCAATATTAGTTTCTGGACAGCTTCCTGCATTCGTCAGGGAAGAGCATGATACCTTTATCAAGTTTCTAGAATACTATTATAAAGCAATGGAGCAAGAGGGCGAGGCTCTCTATCTCTCCAAGAACATGCTACGAAACTTAGATATTGATCAGCTATATGAACACGTCCTTGAAGATCATACCAATGATCAGAATGTCAGAGATGACTACGATTACATCTCATTCCTACAGAAGATGTATGATACTTTCATACAGTATATTCCTGACAATGTTCTAGCCGATAGAACAAACATACTAAAACACGCCAAAGAGTTCTATCTATCATCTGGTAGTGAGAGTTCTGTTCGGTTTATTGTTCAAGCTCTATTCAACAAAGAAGCTCAGTTCTATTATCCAAAGACCGACATTCTTCGTGCTTCTGATGGTAAGTGGTTTATTGAAAAGTCATTGAGAGTTAGAGGCGTCAAGGTTGATAACGTTTCTAATTCTATAGCAGCGACAAACTTTGGTAACACATTCATCAAAGGCATATCATCAAACGCTACTGCTATTGTCGAGAAGGTTGATACCTACTATGACAAAGGACAGCTTATCTATGAATTGAAACTCTCTAATATCTATAAAGAGTTCTTGAATGCGGAAGAAATCTATACTCAGTATACCGAAGAAGGTGTTGATAAGTTTCTAACAGCAAATCTATTCTCTGGTATTATCACATCGGTTCAGATTGTATCTGGCGGCGCTGGTTATACAGAAGGCACCACAGTTCCTATTGTTAGTAACACTGGTATTGGCGCACAGGTTATCATCTCAAAGGTTACCAAAGGAACAATTCAGGCTGCTGGTGTTGTCAAAGGCGGCGCAGGATTCCAAGTTGATGATGCTCTACTAATCTTCGGTTCAGGCTCTGGTGCGTCTGGTACCGTTGCCGACGTTGATGAAAGTGGCTTCTATCATCCAAATAGCTATAATGTTATCTGGTCAACAATCAATCTCGAAGCTAATACAGCTATCGGTAACAATAGATACTCCAATCTCAAATCATCTATTATAGATCCAGCTAATGATTCCGCTGGCTTTGCTAATTCAATGTCATACTTTGTGTATGGTAATTGTGGACCTGCTTTCTCACTAGCAATTGCTTCTGGTGGTAACAACTACATTCCGCCAATTACAATTGCTATCTCTGCTAATTCTGTTATATCGAAGATGGGTATTATAGGCAAGATGCAGATTATCAATGGTGGTATAGGTTATACTGCTGGTGATACCATCGAATTTCTTAACCCATTAGGTAGTGCTGGCTCTGGTGCTATTGCCAACGTAACAAACGTTGCTGCTAATGGCATGATTACAGAAGTCAAGTTTAAGCAAATGCCTGGTCACATTATTGGTGGATCAGGATATGAGCCGACCAATCTACCAGCAGCTAATGTTGTATCAGGAACAGGTACTGGTGCTAATATCGCTGTAACAGCAATCATTGGACATAACGAAGAAATCATTCAGTCAGTTTCTAACATCGGTACAATTCAAGCAATGACCGTTGTTTCTGGTGGTTATGGCTATACAGATAATCCAACACTTGATCTAACAGGACTCGGTAACGGTAACGCTAACGCACAGCTATCATACGTTACTGGTGCTTACTCATATCCAGGCAGATACATCAACGATGATGGACACATCTCTGGCTATAACTTCCTGGAAGACAGAGATTACTATCAAGAGTTCTCATACGTTGTCAAGGTTGATGAGACAATCAACAAGTATAGAGCCGCAGTAAAAGACTTATCACATCCTGCAGGCGCTAGACTATTTGGTCAATATGATATCGTCTTTGATAATGAAACACTCACAAACACAAACGTTGAGGTTGTTTTCTCTAATACCGAGTCATCAACTTTACCACACAAAACAATGTATCAGGTACAGGGATACACTAGCGGTGTATTCTCACCAAATGTTCTAACTGGTACAGCAAATGCCGAGTTTGTTATTGGTTCGTATAGTGCTAATACATCAAATCACAATACTTCTTATTCCGCTGCCAATAATGATATTGTTATTTCTTATTTCAATCACGGATATACCCAAGGTGATTTTGTATTCTTACAATTCAAAAACTCAAACACATGGGCTAATCTTGGAAACACAAACTATACAGTAACATCAGCCAATATAAGTCATTTCTCTGTTACTAATCCATTGACTGAAAGAAGCGATGGTGTCGCCAACGTTGGTAACGTTCTTGTATATAATCCTGACGTTATGATCACACTGCCATATAGCAGACCAGAACTAAATGATAATGTCTATATTCAATTCCAGACAGTAGATTACTCACTAGCAAATGGTTACTATCAAGTTCGTGGTGTAAAGAACGCCAACACATTCAACGTTCTACATCCTAACATGACAACCGCTAACGTAGGATCTGGTGTAGCAAATCTAATCAGTAGAAAGATTACTGTAAAAGCAAACAATCACGGATTCGCTGCTGGAGATCAGACATACGTTCTATTCCTTGGTGGTGACACAGGAAACACACGTAATGGTTACTATACTGTATCCAGTGTTCAAGACGGTAATACATTCAATATCACTGGACAGAATGTAATCTTTGCTGGTTCAACATCCCGTGTCTATCAGAAGCTATCTAAGATTGTTATTGCTAGTCATCCAATGTCAAATGGTAATGCTGCTTATATCGCATTTACAAGCGGTGATCAGGCTAATACATCAAATGGCATTTACTATCCAATCAAGACAGGCTCTGATGTATTTACAATCAATGTTGCTAAACCTGCTACAGGTAATAGCAATGTCAGAGTTTGGTATCAGACAAATAACTATTCCAATATTAGATTTACTACACTCAAAACAGATAATGAACTATCACCTAATGATAATGTCTATATTGAGTTCTTCACATCTGCTACCGATTTAGCTAACGGTGTCTATATGATCAAGAGTGAATATAGCACCAACACATACAATATATACTATACCGCTAACGATAGTATTGCCAACTCAGCGGCAATATATGGATCACAAGTCTTTATACCTAACACTGTAAATGAAGTGACTGGTGCGGTAATTCGCCATACAAACACTATCAATGCGGTTGCTCATTCTGGTCTTGGTATTGTATCTGGCTCGGTTATGGAAGGCACTGCCTATGTTTCGCCTTATAAATAAGTAGATAATTAGAGAAGGATCAGCCTTTGTCATCGTCACGTTCTAAAAATCTCGATATCTTTGTCGCCAAGCAAGTCAAAGAATCCGTATCAGAACCATCATCATCAAACGTCTATTTGACTTTTGGTCGAGCCGCTACTTGGGCAAACGATGCTGCTCCACCTCAGGCTAACACGTCCGCAGTCAATACCAATCAAATCTGGAAGAACATGATTGGTGGCAAAAGAATTACAGGTAACAATATCAGACATGCTATTCCACGTATCAACTGGACATCTGGTACTGTTTATGATGCTTATGACGATCTAATTGATTCCCTACAATTATTCGACTCTTCATACAACTTTTATGTTATGACATCCGAGCATAACATATTCAAGTGTCTATCTAATAACAATGGCGCACCTTCTACGGTTATGCCAAACATTCTTGTTACAACTACACACTTTCAGACCGCAGATGGTTATAACTGGAAGTATATGTATAGTCTAACTGCGGAAGAGAAACTAAGATTTTTGACACCATCATTTATTCCAGTCAAAACTCTAGCACAAAGCGATAACAGCCAGCAATGGATCGTTCAAGAGAATGCTATTGATGGTGCTATTCATGTTATCAATGTAACAAACGCAGGTTCTGGATACACAGCAAACGATGTTGTCGTATCAATCACAGGCGATGGTCTTTATGCTAACGCCTTTGCTGTATTGAATACATCATCAAATACTGTTCAGTCAATCGTCATTGACAATCTAGGTTATGGCTATACATATGCTAATGTTACGCTTGGTTCGACTACAGGTGCTGGAGCATCAGCTAGAGCAATCATCAGTCCTCAGGGTGGTCACGGATTAGATCCTATAATAGAACTTGGTGGTTCATATTTGATTATGGATGTTCAGATCAAAGATACCGAAAGCGGTGTATTGACCACACATAACGATTACAGACAGATTTCATTGATTGAAGATCCTCGCCTATACGGTGTTACAACAATGTCATCTCTACCAGCATTCTCACAATTAACAGTTCTATCATTGAACGGTACCTCAGTTGAGTATGTCGAAGATGAGGTAGTTTATCAAGGTGCTTCATTAGCATCATCATTCTTTAGTGGGCATGTTGTAGAATGGGATTCTGGTAATAACGTTATCAAGTTATCAAATACAAATGGTATACCATCAAAAGACTTGCTTATTGGTGCTAATACAACCGCTGCCCGTTTTGTTAGTGCTATTACCAATCCAACATTAGAACCACGTAGCGGAAATCTACTATATACAGATAACATGACTGCTATTCAAAGGGCTGATGACCAAGCCGAAGATTACAAAATCGTTCTGAATTTCTAAAAGGAAAAGATAAAAATGGCTTATAATAGAGCAAATAATACATTGACAACTGACTTCAATGTTACTCCTTACTACGATGATTATACCATTGATAGTAACTACTATAGAATTTTATTTAAGCCAGGCTACGCAGTCCAAGCCCGTGAACTAACACAGATCCAGTCATCCCTTCAAGAACAGATTAATCGTTTCGGCAAGCATGTATTCAAAGAAGGCTCTATTGTTATTCCTGGTGGCTTCACACTAGAAACACACGGTGGTGCTAATACAGGTTCAGGTATTCGTTACGTTAAGATTAAAGATTATGACGCATCAAACAATGACGTTACCATCAGTGACTTCGTTGGCGTTGACGTTCTAGGTGCTACATCAAACATTACCGCAGCGGTTGTTGATGTTGTATCAGGTACACAGTCAAACTCAAATACAAAGACACTATACGTTAAGTATAAGACAACATCAAGTTCAAACAACATTCAGAAAATCTTTACTGCTGGTGAAACACTATCAGCAAACGTTGGTGGTGTAACAAAGACACTTGTTGTTCTCAATACAGATCCAGTTGCTAACGTCGGCTTCGGTTCAAGATTTAAGATTGATGAAGGTGTATTCTTTGCTAAGAACCACTTTATCTCTTTTGAAACACAGTCAGTCATTCTCGATAGATATAATCCAAATCCGTCATGTAAGGTTGGTTTCTTCGTAACAGAAGACATTATCAATGCTTCACAGGATACATCATTACTAGATCCAGCACTAGAAGCATCTAACTATGCCGCACCTGGCGCAGATCGTCTAAAGCTAACACCAACTCTAACTGTCAGACCATATGATGATCCAATCGGTGCTCCTGATTTTGTGGAATTGTTTAGTATTGAGAATGGTGTGGTTAAGTCATACTTTGAGAGATCACAGTATAACATCATTCAAGATGAGATGGCTAAACGTCTTTTTGATCAGTCTGGCGATTATGTTGTTCGTGGTATGGATGTTCAGATTAGAGAACATGATGACACAGGTTCAAACTTTGGTCGTTATGCCAACGGTAACAATAGTCTATTGTTCGTCGGCGTTTCGTCTGGTCTTGGTTATGTTCAAGGTTATGAGATCAACAATCTTGATACAGCCGAACTACAGATTGAAAAAGGTCTAGCCACTTCACAGTTTAGAGAGCAAATTGCTTCCGCTACACTAGGTTCATATGTTACTGCTAATAGCACCGTAGGTTCATGGGTATTAGACAAAGCAACAGCAGTTTCTCTTTACGATACACCTCAACGCCGTATTAGTAACAATCTATGGTCAGGTGCTACATCACCATCAGGTAGAGTTATCGGTACAGCTAACGTAGCATCATTTGAATACTCAACAGGTACACCAGGATATGATGCCAGATATAACATCTATCTAATGGATGTCAATATGCTCGGTAGCAACAGCTTTGCTAACGTAAGAAGCGTTTATTACGATGGTTCTGCTTCTGATGGTTATGCTGATATTGTATTGGATGCCGGCGCAGCCGTTCTTTACGAAGTGCCTAATTCACAGTTACTATACTATGTTGGTGATGAATATGTTAAGAGTGTAAGAGATATTGATAATCCAACAATCAATGCTACAACATTCTATTTCAACAAAACAGACAGTATCTCACCAATTGCTGCTAATGGCACATTCACATACTCTATTGCTGGCACTGGTGAAACATTCCCATATGGTTCAACGACACTTTCTGCCGCACAAGAATCCGAACTAAGATTAACACTAGACACCTCAGCTAATATTACAATGACAGGTACTGTTAATGGTACTGGTGGAACATCCGCACTCAGCGGTGTAGGTACAGCTTTCACAAGATTAAACGTTGGTGACAAAATTGAATTTGTCGGCAACACAAGAACATATTACATTTCAGCAATCACTAACGATACCAGCTTGACAGTTGTTGGTGGATTACCTACCGGTCTATCAGGTAACACATTCTTTAAAGCATATAAAACTGGTGATATTATTGATCTTACTGGTAAAGGTTCAGCCGCAGGTGTATCTAGAACAGTAGTGGCAACACCAACATCATTGACTTTTGATCTTAAAGAAACATTTCCGACTACATTAAATGCTACATTGACATATAAGTTAGCTAGAACAGCGGCTAAGGAAATTGAAAAGCTCAAGAGAGCAAGCCGTTACGTTAGAATTAATTGTAACACGAACGCAAGAGGAACAACTGGTCCATACGATCTAGGCTTCTCTGATGTTTATCAAGTTAAGAGCATTAGACTTGGTACAGGAGGAACATATCCAACATCTAATACTGCTGGCACAGATGTTACAACATTGTTCAAGTTTGATAACGGTCAACGTGATAGTTACTATGATCATGGCACAATTACACCAACTGGTATTGGTCTATCTGCTACTGATCGTCTTCTAGTTGAACTAGATTACTTTGAGCCAAACTTTACATCCCGTGCTGGTTACTTCTCAATTGACTCCTATCCAATTGAGGATAATGATGCTCTATATGATTCCTCAGTAGATATCAGAACAGAAAATGTTTCTATCTACAAGTCACCAGTAAATGGTAAAGAGTATAATCTCAGAAACTATCTTGACTTTAGACCAGTAAAGACAAACTCTGCCGATGGCACAAGTCCTACAGGTACAACACCTGCGACGGCAACAGAGAATCCAGCTAGGTCATTTGCTTATCAGAACTCAACAAATGGTTTGAGAATACCTGCTTCATCAAGTCAGATTATATATGACTATACAACATACATGGGTCGTAAGGACTTGCTTGTTGTAGATAAGGATAAGAGATTCCAAGTCATCACTGGCATACCAAGCAATTTCCCAATCACACCAGAAGCAATTCCTGGTACAATGACTATTGCTGTTCTCAACATTGTGCCATATCCATCATTGTCACCAGCTTATGCTTCATCAATCAATCGCTATGATCTAGCAACATCCACTAAGAAGATGTCAAACGCTAGATTTACTATGCGTGACATTGGTACATTGAAACAGCGTATCGTCAATCTAGAATACTACACAGCATTGTCCGTTCTAGAAAAGGCTGCTTCTGATCTACTCATCTTAGATGGTGATGGTCTTGATCGTTTCAAGAATGGTATCTTTACCGATTCATTCCGTGATCAGTCATTAGCAGCAACATACAACAACGATCATCATATCTGTGTCGATCCTGATGAAAAAGTTCTTCGTCCACTATACACCATGGACTCATTTGGTTATGATTATGTTAGTGGAACAAACGTTGTAAAGAATGATGATCTTGTTACACTAAACTATTCAGAAGAATTATTGTGGAATCAGTCATGGGTTACATCTGACAGAAACATCGAACGCCGTGACTGGTTGTTCGTTGGTCAGGTTAGATTGTTCCCTGAGCAAGACGTTTGGGTTGACGTTTCTACCGCTCCTGACGAACAAATTAATCTTGGCACATGGACACAGACAAACGTTCTAACCAATCAGTCAGTATTGACAAGCACCGAATGGAATGCTTGGAAAAAGTATGTTGTTGGTTATCGTGTCTATACAGGCAACGGCTCAAATAGAAATGCGTATAACTATGGCAATCTCTATAGAACATACGATGAAGCAAGAGATGTTGCTAACTCACTAAATCCACCAGGTAACGGTCGTGGTGTTTCTGTTGAGACAGTTTACAACAATGTTCGTACCGGTACAGAGCATTGGGTTTCTGATGTTACTCAGACAGCGGAAAGCGGATATAAGATTATCAATACTGAATCAATTCCTTATATTCGTCCTCAGGTAATCACTGTTGCTTGTACCTCAATGAAGCCATTCACAAGAGTTTGGACATTCTTTGATAACGAGCCAATGGCATCATATACACGTCCAATCTCCAACACACAATATACAGCTATTACTGATGGTGTTGAAAATTCACCAGCCGAAGATTTGTTGATCCAGGGTGGTCCGGCGGAAGGCTCAGAACTTGTTACTGATGCTAATGGTACACTATACTTCCAAATGCGTCTACCTAATGAGAAGAGATTCCGTTGTGGTAGCCGTGCGCTTGTAGTTGCTGATACATTTATTCCTGTAAATGAAGCGTCTGTTTCACCACTCGGAGCAAGTGACGATCTATCAACTGGTGGTAGAGCATTCTTCTATGCTTCTGGTACCGCAGTAACAAAACAAAGAACAATTTACTCTTCAAGACACGTTGATTATTACGACAAAGAACTTGAAGAAACATATAGTGACAGTGCCTTCCAAGACATTGCTGCTCCACCTCCACCTCCACCAAGAGGTAAGCATTGTTCCGCTTACTCATTCTTGGCTCAGGCGCCAAATGGTGAAGAGGGTATGTTCCTAACAAGTGTTGATCTCTTTATTTCTCGTATCAGAGATAAAGGTATCTGGTTTGAAATTCGTGAAATGTCTGCTGGTGGAACTATTACAAGAAATCAAGTTCCATTCTCCGAAGTATGGTATGAGAATGTTGATGATATTCCGATATCCACAGATGGTAAGACAAATGCTCTAAACGTCAAGTTCAAAGCACCACTCTTCTTGTATCACAATACAATGTATGCGTTTATCATACATCCTATTGATAGTAACCCAGATACATACTTCTGGACTGCTAAGTTGGGTCAAGATGATCTCAACGGCAAAGGACAGTATAACAACCGTCGTAACACTGGGGCATTCTATCAGACAAACAATAACATCAACTGGGATATTATTGCTGACGTTGACTTGACCTGTAAGTTCTACAGAGCAAACTTCGTTACTAATACAGAAGGCGAAGCTATTCTTGGTAATAAGCCAGTTGAAAATCTAATACTCAAGAGTAGATCAAAGAGCTTGAAACCAAGACAAGGTGATGTATTCACCACTGGTTCTAAACTAGTTCTTTCATCTAACGGAACAATTCAGACAACAGATATTCTAAAGGGTGTTACATCATTAGCTAACTCTTCCGTATCTGCTATCAACGGTTCAACATATTCAATGTCTAACACTGGATATACTGTTGGTGAAACAATCAACGTCTTTGCTGCTAACAATGTCTATCGTGGCATTTCAGCAAACGTTACCTCTGTTTCATACGGTCGTGGTGTTCTAAACTACTATGTTGATGGTCCGACAACAAACTCAGCCATCACATACAGCATAGCACAGCTAACAAACTCTGATGGTAACTTCTCAGCTAATGACTATATCTTTAGTGTCGCCGCACCAGATTACAACGGTGTAATTGGTCAGATAAGAAACTACAGATATTCCGCAATCTCATTTGAGCCTGCGACAATGAACTTCAAAGATACCGATCTAAAGTTTGCTATGCGTTCTTACTCAAATACAAGTGTAGAAGGTTCTTATGTTTCCGTTCAACCATCAGAAACATATTACTACGATGCCGAGCAAGCACTACACTCAAAGAGCAATGAAACATCGGCTCTAGGCGGTGCTCGTTCTAATCAAGTTAGAGCAACATTCCTAACTGGTAAGATTGGCGTTTCTCCTGTTCTTGATATGGGCAGAACACATTCAATCTACCTAGATAACATTATTAGTGCTAACTCTGGTGGCGAAACTGCTGCCTCTGGTGGTGAGCTAATAAATAGATACATCTCCAAGACTGTAACTCTAGCAGAGGGACAAGACGCAGAGGACATTCAAGTTGTTCTAACTGCTTATCGTCCACCTAATACAGACGTTAAAGTTTGGATCAAGATACTTCATCGTGAAGACTCAACATTGTTTGATAACGCACCATGGATTGAAATGTCAAGATCATCAGCCGATGAGTATTCTTCACTAGCAAACAGAAACGACTACAAAGAATACACATATGGATTTGCTACAGCTAACTTGACAGGTCCTAATGGCGAAGTTCGATATACTAATGCTGCTGGTATCACATTCACTGGCTACAAGTATTTCGCTATCAAGATTGGTCTTGTCAATACACTAAACAATACCGCTGTCTATCCACGTGTTGGTGATTTGAGAACAATCGCACTACAGATATAAGGTGATGAATGGAAATTGAATTTGATCTACAGAATGATTTTAGAGAAATACACGAATACGATTTTGGCAATGGACCAGTACCAGCACACCAACACCCACGTGGAGGTGGCTGGGTAGCAAACACAGCAAAGGTAGATGATACCTGCTTTGTTGGTCCATATGCCAGAGTTTTTGAGAATGCCTTTGTTACTGATGCTGCTATCATCAACGATGGTGCTAGTGTATTTGGAAATGCTTCTGTAACCAATCGTGCCAAAGTCTATGGTGATGCTATGATATTTGATCACGCATCTATTAGAGACAACGCTAGAGTAAGTGGTTTCAGTAAAGTGTTTGGTAACGCTAGAGTTATGGATAACGCACAAGTCTATGAAAATGCGGAAATCTATGATAATGCTATTATTTGTAACAATGCTGAGGTGTATGATAATAGCAAAGTTTATCGCAATGGAATAGTATATGAATGTATCAAGCTATACGGTCATACTATTGTAACGAAGAAACCGCTTTTAGGATTAGGCTTTGATTATCCTGTGACCCTCACTGATCATCACGTATTGCTTGGCTGTACCGTTGTTCCGCCAACCATACTAAAGAAGCTCGGTAGACGAATTATTACAATGGTTGGTTACGATAAAGAGCAAGCAGAGTTGTGGCTAAGTATAGTTGATAAGTTGATAGAGGTTCACGGCTGTACCGATATCGAATCGGAATTGACACCTGAGACAGAAAGAAACGTTATTCTCAATCTCATAACAGAAAGAAATGCAGGAAGTGACAGAGACATTAGGACCCGATAGAAGAACCGACAAGCCAGGTATCTATAGAACCGCTGAGGGATTTCTTATAAATAAGGATAATGAAGCATTAGCCGCTTATAAGAAACGTAAAAGAAGAGAACAAGCGGTTGACAGAATACAAAATCAAATTGACGAGTTACGAACCGATATCAACGAGATCAAAGACTTACTAAAAGGACTAGCGAGAAGATAAAATGGCAATAGCAAACGTCGCACTCACAGATACATTTGATTACTGGCGAACAACAACTAACCAGATAATTACTGTTCTTAATGGTAAGCTAGTTTATTGTAACACCACTAATGCCAATACCGTATCTATTCCTACAAGTATCTCTGGATCAAGTAATCTATACGTCAATATCATTACATCAACCTCATTGAATGATTCCGCAACAGCAAATGTTGCTTCCGCATTTACAGCTAACACATTACAAGGACTTGCTATTTCATATGCTGCGGCAGCTAATAGCAATGCTCAATTCTCTGTTACCGCTGCTAACAACTATGCTTCCATTCTAGCTGCTAACAATGCTGTCGGCGCTAACGCATGGGCAAACACTCTAGCATTCTCTACAGGTGTAACAGCAACAGGTTGGGCTAATAACGTTGGAGCCGCTGGTAACAGCTATACAAATTACGTTGGAACATCAGCTAACAGCTTTGCTAATATCACATATGCTCCTAAGATCAGTCCTACATTCACAGGAACAGTCACAATCAATGCCAATATTGCTAATCAAATATTGACAGATGGTGCTACAATCAACTGGGACACATCTCTCGGTTCAGTTGCTACAGTCACACTTGGTGGCAATAGAGCAATCGCTGCCCCAACAAATCTAAAGATCGGTTCATACATTCTTCATATTATACAAGATGGCTCTGGTAACAGAACCGTTACATGGAATTCAGTATTCAAGTGGCCTGCTGGTGTTGCGCCAGTATTGACTACAACTGCTAATCGTCGTGATCTATTCTCATTCGTCTGTGATGGAACAAATCTATACGGTTCTTATCTACCTGACGTGAGGTAATTAATGTTCCTTACTCCAATTGTAAGACCATCAAAGATAGTTTTCATATCGTCTCCTACACAAGACGTTAATCTATATTCATTAGCGGATAGTCCAACATATCCTGCTAACATTCTTTGTTTTATCAATGCTAACGTTACATCATCAAATGCTACTGCTACCGCTGCTTTTAGAACAGGTGCATCATGGGTAGCTGGCACATGGATCTATGTAGAGAATAACGCAAAGATTGAGGCATCTCAAGGATACACAGGAGCCACTGGTGCTTCTGGCGCAGATGGCGCAAACTCTTCACCAGGTGCTGCTGGCTCAGGTGGTGTAGGCGGTACCGGCGCAGTTCATACCAACACTGGCGGTGCTGGTGGAGGTGGCGGCACAGGAGCAATCGGAGGAACTGGTGGTAACGGTGGTGATGGTGTTGCTGGTGGTGCTGGAGGCACAGGCGGAACATCATTTCAAGCTGATACTGTAACTGGTGCTGTTATTGTTCTCAATAATAAAAACGCTATCGTTGGTGGCGCAGGTGGTATCGGTGGAACAGGTGGTCTTCGTGGACTTGGAAGATCAGGTTCTGTCGGCGGCGCTGGAGGCGGCGGTGGCGGTGGAGGCGGCGGTGGCGGCAGTCACAGCTATAACATTTCACACACTGGTGCTTACTTTGCCCATCACACTAACTATAGCTTTCACGGTCAAGGCGGTGGAGGCGGAGGTGGTCAAGGCACTGGCGGTCACGGTGGAGCAGGCGGTTCCGGTGATCATGCTAATGCTCATGGTCACTATCCATCATACGGTGGTGTAGCTGCTGGTAGTGCTGGCACTAACGGAACAACTGGTGGTGCTGGTTCTGGCGGTGCGGGACTAAGCGTTTCAGGTGCTACTGGTGGAACTGGTGGTAACGGTGGTGCTTATAACAATGCTGGCGCTGGTGGCGGACACGCATATGGTGCGGCATCATCTGCTGGCGGAGGCGCCGGTGGTGGAGCAGGAGCCGTAGGAGCACATGGAGCATCTGGTGTCAATGGCGCAAATGGCGCACAAGGCGTATCAGGATCACGAGGCAATGCTATTGTGGGCAATTCAAACATCAACTACATAAACAATACACACGTAACAGGACCAATCGTCTAAGAGGAAAGAAATGAACATTCATTACCGAATAATCAAGGTTGATCCAGCGGCACATGGAATAGTCGTTCGTTACTTTACCGACAAAGTAACTGAAACCGATCTTGCTAATTCACTCAATCCCGACGGATCAGTGATACTAAACGCTGATGGATATCCAGTATCTACAAGAACAGATGTTATGATGAGTATTTTTGATACACCTGCTCCAAGCAACGAGGAAATTGAAAAGCGCATTTTGATGAATGCTCCTGTCGATTGGTTGAAGTTGCAGGAAGATATCAAAGATCCTGGTGTTGATACTAAGATGATGGATATTAGAAATCTAACAGGTGAAAGTAAATCAGTCACCTTGGATGAATTGAAAGAAATGAGACAGATTATTGTCAAACAAGAAAGAGATGAGCGTAGCGTCGAGAATGCATATGCTACTGTCACTAATCTGTTGGATTCATTGAAAGTCATAGCTGCTGAAGATCCTCATTCTATAAAAGGATTCTATGATACTTTAGAAGAGATTAAAAAGATCGCCGAAAGCTAATACCTATTCTTTCTGGGAGTGATAAACATATAGTCATTGGGTCCTAGGACAGATAAATATAAATAGTAGGAACTATAAGAAAGAGACCCAATGGCAGAATATGTAGAACTTTACATAGATCAAGGAAGCGACTTTTCTACCACAGTCAATCTAAATGATGATAACACAAATCTTCCTCAAAACGTCTATGGTTATGTAGTAACCAGTTCCCTTAGAAGATCATTGCTGTCACCTAATACGTCAGCAAATCTTACCTGCACTGTCTATGACGCATCAAACGGTGAATTTCTTATCACAATGACTGCTGGTCAAACGGCTAACCTACGATCAGGTTCATATCTTTTTGATGTAAAAGTTCGTGATACACTATCATCGACAACATCTAGATTAATTGAAGGTGTGATATTTGTAGCACCCTCTATTACCAGGTAGCGCATGTCAATCAAGATCACAACCGGCGGTGGTGACAAGCTAAATGTCACAACCACACCTAAGAATAGAATTACATTAACAACTGGCGGTGGCGGCTCAATGGCCGGTGCGGCTCTTATCACTGATCTTCCTCCAATTTGGTACCATGCCAACGGTGCTGCTAACGTAGCAAACTATGCCTACGCTTCATCTAATTCTAATTGGGTTGTTCAAAATCTAATCTATAGCACAGTTAATGTCAGCTATACAATGGGCAATGCTGCCTATGTTTGCTTGAATGCTGCTTATGGTACTGTCAATGCTGTCTATGCTTCATCTAATTCCAATTGGCAAGTTCAAAATGTAGTTTACTCTACTGTAAATGCTAACTACGTTATGGCTAATGCGAGTTATGTTGCGCTCAACACGGCATATGATACCGTCAACGCCGTATATGCTTCAGGAAACTCTAACTGGGTTGTCCAGAATGCTCTTTATACATTAGCTAATACCATCTATGACTCTTCTGTTTCTAACTGGACAGTTCAGAATGCAATATATTCAACAGCAAATGCTGCCTATGTTATGGGTAATGCAGCGTATGCCACGATTAATGCTAACTACGCTTCATCTAATTCTAATTGGGTCGTTCAAAACGCATTATATTCTACCACCAATTCTAACTATGTTATGGGCAATGCCGCATATGCTACTATCAATGCGGTGTATGCTTCATCAAACTCAAACTGGACAGTCCAGAACGCAGTATTTGGATTAGCAAACACAATATACGCATCATCCAACTCCAATTGGACTGTGCAGAATGCTCTATTCACACTAGCAAACACAATCTATGCTTCATCTAATTCAAACTGGACAGTCCAGAACTTAGTATATGCCACAGTCAATGCCAACTATGTCATGGCAAATGCTGGCTATACCACACTAAATGCTGCTTATGACACAGTTAATGCCGTTTACGCATCATCTAACTCTAATTGGACAGTTCAAAACCTAGTTTATGCTACCGTAAATGCTAATTATGTTATGGGTAATGCTTCTTACGAGGCACTAAATGCTGCTTATGATACAGTTAATGCCACTTATGCTTCTAGCAACTCTAACTGGGTCGTTCAAAACGCTCTTTACGATCTAACAAATACTGTTTATGCTTCATCTAATTCCAATTGGGTTGTCCAAAATGCTGTTTATGACCTTACCAATACCATTTACGCATCATCTAACTCTAACTGGGTTGTTCAAAATCTAGTTTACGCTACAGTCAATGCTGCTTATACACTAGCCAATGCTGCTTATTCTAATGCTAACTCACTAGCAATTGCTGCTAATGCTTGGTCCAATCATGTTGGTCTATCTGCCAATAGCTATGCTGGCTTTATGGCCAATAGCTCTAACATCTATACCGAAGCAACCTATGTAAAACTAATCGCACCGTCACAATTGATTGATGGCGACATTGGTATCACTGGTAATCTTACAATCTCAGGTGCTGTAACATACGCCAATACAAGACAGCTACAAGTCGGCGATAATATCATCACATTGAATGCTGATTTGCCAATGGATGTGATGGCAATTGATAATGCTGGTCTTGAAGTCAATAGAGGCAATCACAACTCTAATGCCGCTCTATTGTGGATGGAAGTTGATGGTAAGTGGGCAATCACAGGTAACGTTTCACAAACAATCAATACCTTCATATCATCAAACACTGATCTCGGTAAAGTATTAGATACAGTCAACGCTAATTATGCCTCTGCCAATTCTAACTGGACTGTCCAGAACTTAGTATATGCCACAGTAAACGCAAACTACGTTATGTCTAATGCTGCTTATGTAGCATTGAACTCAGCCTATGATACAGTCAACGCCAATTACGCATCATCAAATTCAAACTGGGTTGTTCAAAATCTAGTATATGCTACTGTTAATGCTTCATACGTTATGGGTAATGCTTCTTATGAGGCACTTAATGCTGCTTACGGAACAGTCAATGCTGTATATGCTTCATCTAATTCCAACTGGACAGTTCAAAATCTAGTATATGCTACTGTTAATGCCAACTATGTCATGGCAAACGCAGGATACAATACACTCAATGCTGCCTACGATACTGTCAATGTCACTTATGCTTCTGCCAATTCAAACTGGCAGGTACAGAATGCTATCTACGATTTAACTAACACAGTTTACGCATCAAGCAACTCTAATTGGGTTGTCCAGAATGCTGTCTATGATTTAGCTAATACAATCTACGCTTCTAGCAATTCCAACTGGACAGTTCAGAACCTAGTTTACGCTACTGTAAATGCCAACTATGTTATGGCAAATGCCAACTATGATCTAACGAATGCTGCTTACGCTTCTGGTAATTCCAACTGGCAAGTTCAAAATGCTCTATACGATCTTACCAATACTGTATATGCTTCTTCCAACTCTAACTGGGTTGTCCAGAATGCTATCTACGATTTAACAAATACAGTTTACGCTTCGTCTAATTCCAATTGGACTGTTCAGAATCTCGTATATGCGACAGTAAATGCTTCTTACACACTAGCGAATGCTGCTTATGCTAATGCTAATGCTGTGTCTATTGGAGCAAACACATGGGCTAATACAGTCGGTTTATCAGCCAATAGCTATGCTGGCTTTATGGTCAATAGCTCCAATTCATATGCTGATGCAACATATCTAAAACTAACATCACCGTCACAGACAATCACTGGTGATCTGTCTATCACTGGTAACGTTTTCTTACTTGGCAATGCAACATCTATTGCTGCTAACAACGTTGTTATCAACGATCCAGTAATCTATCTTGCTGCTAACAATGATCAAGGCGATGTTTTAGATATTGGTTTTATTGGTAACTATAGCAACGGAACAGCAAATCTTCATACTGGTCTTTATAGAGATCATGCTAATAAGCAGTATTACCTCTTTGTTGAACATGCCGGTCCAGATCCATCAACAACAAACGAACTTATTCCATATGCAAATGGAATGATCAATGCGGTTCTCAACACTGATCTAATCACAAGCAACATCTATCTTGGCGGCGCTAACGCTATTCATACAATTACTGGCGCCTTTGATAAAGCAAATGCTGCTTATAACAATGCTAATGTTGGATTTGCTGCGGCTAATGCTTACTCAAATGCTACTGGTACTGCTGGTAACAACTATGCCTCTATTCTAGCAGCAAACAACGCAGTTGGAGCTAACAACTGGGCTAATACAGTCGGTATTGCTGGTAATAACTACACCGATCACGTCGGTCTATCTGTCAATATCTATACATCAATACTAGCTGCCAATAATGCTGTCGGTGCTAATGCTTGGGCAAATACAGTAGGAACTGCTGGAAACAACTACACAGACCACGTTACTCTTTCTGGTAATACCTACGCTTCTATACTAGCTGCTAACAATGCTATTGGTGCTAACAACTGGGCTAACACTGTAGGCACAGCAGGTAATAATTATACTAACTATGTCGGCGCTTCAGCTAACAGCTATGCTACTGCGACATACGCTACACTATCAAACGTAGCACAGGTATACCAGACAACAAACATTTCGTTTGATACTGCTAACGCTGCTTATGCCGCTGCTAACAATGTGGCTCCACAGGTTACACCATCATACAATACTGCTAACAATGCTTATCTAACAGCAAACGCAGCATTTGGTCATTCCAATCTTACCTATGATGCTGTCAATTCTGTATTCACTGTAGCCAACGCTGCTTATAACAGTGCTAATGTGGGTCTTGCTTCAGCTAATGCTTGGACAAACACAGTTGGAGCATCTGCTAATTCTTATGCTCTTACTACAGCAACCAATATTGGAACTGCTGGTAATAACTATACTAACTATGTTGGCGCATCTGCTAACGCATTCGCTGATGCCACATACTATAAGAAGACTGGTGGATTGATCTCTGGTGATGTAGGTATCACTGGTAATCTAACAATCTCTGGCACAACAACATATGCTAACACTCAGCAACTACAGATTGGGGATAATATCCTTACTCTTAATGCTGATTTACCAATGTCAGTTATGCCAATTGACAATGCTGGTCTTGAAGTCAATCGTGGTAATCTAAGTTCCAATGCTGCTTTACTCTGGATTGAAACCGCTGGACAGTGGAGTATTTCAGGTAATATAGCACAAACAGTTACCACATACATTGCTTCCAATACACTAGTTGAACAATATGCCTCTGCTGGTAATGCTTATACACAGCAAGTAGGAGCCGCTGGTAATAACTATACTAACTATGTTGGTGCTTCTGTCAATGCTTATGCTACCGCTACCTATGCGACACAATCAAATGTTGCTATCATATACAACACATCTAACGTAGCATTTGATACAGCTAACGCCGCTTATGCTTCTGCCAATAACGTAGCACCTCAAGTAGAGCCAGCTTTTAGAACTGCTAACAATGCTTATCTAACTGCTAATGCTGCCTTTGCTAAAGCAAACGTTGGTGGAGCTAATGTTGCTTCTACACCGCCAACAAGTCCTACAAATGGACAGCTATGGTGGGATACTGTTACTGGTAGATTGTTTATCTATTATAATGATGGTAATACCTCACAGTGGGTAGAAACAACACCTACACCAGAAATTGATACTGGATATTATCATCTAACAAATGTAGCATTCAATACTGTAAATGTTGCTTATGCTTCTATCAATTCCAATTGGACAGTAACAAACACTGTTTATGATGTTGCCAATGCCGCATTTGCTTCAGCTAACAATGTTGCTCCTCAGATTGCACCAAGTTATACAACAGCAAATCTAGCATTCTTTAATAGTAATGCGGCATTCAGACACGCCAACGCAGCATTTGATTCAGCTAACAATGTAGCGCCGCAAGTAACACCTAGCTATAACACAGCTAACAATGCTTACAATACTGCCAATGCAGCTTTTGATAAAGCAAACAATGCTCTTGCTAATACAACTGGTGTTACATTTGCCGGCAATCTAAAGTTCTCTGGTTCAGCAACCGCTAACAATGGATTCTTTTCATTACACGATTACAGAGGTTCATTCTCTGATGGTATCGTAGTTGATTATGTAAACGGTAGAGGTCGTATCAGTGTCGGTGCTAACGATGCTATGACATTCTACAATGGTGGTGTTGGAACTATACCAATTCTAACATTGTCACAGTATGGCTTCATTGGAATTGGTAATACAAATCCAACTTATCCAGTTACCATATCTGGAAACGGCGCACCGATAACCACACTTGCTGGTGCCATCTTCAGTGCAGAGAGTTCAGAAAACGGACCAGTTCAGCTAAACATTCGCAATGCTGGCACAAGTCCTGCATCATCTGGTGACCTTGTTGTTACCGCTGATGATGGTAATGATGTCAGCAACTTTATCAATTTTGGTATCAACGGTTCTAACTATGCACAACCTGGTTGGACAATCAATGGTGCAAGAGACGGTTATCTCTATACATCAAATAGCAATCTAGCAATTGGTACTGCTAACTCAACTGCTCTTAAATCACTATCATTCTTCGTCGGTGGCACACTTGCTGGTAATGAAGTATTACGCATTCAAGATAGTGCAAGCGGTGCCAATATCGGTGTCGGTAGAACTGATCCAAATTATAAACTTGATATTGTTGGAACAGTTAATGCTTCTAACATTCTCATCAATGGCGTTCCAATTGGCACAGCTTCGGTTAAGGTTCAGAACACCGCACCAATTCTTCCTGCTGGCGGTAATCTGTGGTGGGATAATGATTCAGGTAAACTTTATATCTACTACATTGATCAAGATTCGGCGCAATGGGTTGAGGCTGCTCCAGAAGCACCTGGTATTGATCTTAGTATTCTAATACCAACTAATCAGTTGGCCAACGCAGCTTATAATACTGCTAATGCTGCCTTTGATAAAGCTAATAATAGTGGTGCTAATGTAGGACAAACTGCTCCTACTGTTGATCTCACAGTCGGTAAACTTTGGTGGAACTCTGACCTTGGTAAGATGTTCGTTTACTATACTGATCCAGCGAATACAAGTTCATGGGTTGAAATATCACCTTCTGTATCATCAATTGAAGGCGCTATCGTTACAGGTTATATCAATCCTGTTTATGATGTTGCTAATGCTGCTTTCGATGCTACTAACAATAAGGTACAAATCAGTAGTATTGCGCCTGTCAATCCAACAGCAGGAACATTGTGGTGGAATAAAGATTATGGTAGATTACTTGTTTACTATACAGATGTGGATTCATCTCAGTGGGTTGATACATCACCATCCTACGACACATCACCTATATATAATACAGCGAACGCCGCATACGATAAAGCGAATAGTGGATCATCATTGTCACTTGCTTATGCTGTAGCACTTGGAATGTAAGGAACCAAAATGGCAAAGAAGTTAATTAAATCATATGTTTTCACACCGGGAGCGGCGGGAGTGGGATCCGTTGTTATTCCAGGCAAGGTGTCTATTGAAGATTTGTTGCTAGTTACTAACGTAACAAGAAACGTCATTATCTATAACTTCGGTGCTCCTGAATTTATTGGAACAACAGTTGTCTATACTGCCGCTGATACTGCTTTGTTCACAAATCTTCTTCAGAAAGAAGCTGGTTATACAACTATTACTCTTGCTTACAATACATCAACCCATAGTGCTACAGACAAACTACAAGTATTCGTAGAAGATTCAAAAGACGGTGTTAAGATTAGACCATGGGCATTTGGTACTGACGCCATTGAACGTATTCGTGTAGCAAATCCACAGTCAATGATTGACGCCGACTTTGAATACGGTCTACAGCCTACGAAGTGGGCAGGTTACGGCACAATTCGTGGTTATCCTTCAACATACGAATTGCCAGGTATCGATCTAACAGTAACCACAGTTACCACAGACTTCAATGCTACAAGTTCAACAAACAGTGTAATTACAGCAACATTCGATTCTGCTCATGGTATGGTCGCAGGTCAAGTTATTTGTATGACAAGTTTGAATCCTGCTGTTGTTGGTTTCAGTAGAGCGGCAGGTAACTTTATCATCAACTCAGTGCCATCTTCTACATCCGTCACATACTTTGCTAAAGGTATTGTAGGAACATTCAACGGTCAAAATTTGTTTATCACCTCTACACTAGCAAAAAGAGGTGCTCTCTACTCGGTATCAGAAATCGTTGTTAAAGATGCCACATCATCTGGTGCGATTCCTTCTGTTATGACGATCAATTTTAATGCTCCTCATGGACTTCTACCAGGTACACAGATATATGCTAACGTTGGATCTGGTAACTATGCCAACCTAGCAACTGGTCCGTTTGTTATTACAAGCGTACCGTCACAAAACTCTTTCATCTATACTGCCAGAACAGGAGCAGCAGTTGCTTCTCCAGCTTTGATGAATGTTTATGCGTTCAACTCATCATCTATTGTCCATCGACCACAAGACGGTGGTGTTGTTCTTGAAACAGGAACACCGACATATGGTGCTGTCGCAGTTCGTCAGACTAAAAAGTATTTCCGTTATCAATCTGGTAAAGGTTATTTCTGGTCAACTGGTACATTGTTTAAACCAAACTATGACGTTCAATCTATTACCTCCAGTGGTCTAGGCATTGGTTCTACTGTAACAGTAACCACAGATAATATCGATCATGGTTTACAACCTGGTGCGATTATTAGATTAAACAGTGTATTGACATCTGGTTATAACGGAACATATACCGTCACTAGTATCGTAAGTGACTATTCTTTCACCTTTACTGCTACACAAAATCTTGGTGCCACTAGTGCGGTGCTTGATATTGATTGTAGAGTTTATATTGACAGATGGACTGGCGCTTGTGTTAGAGCCGGTATGTTTGACGATCAGAACGGTATTTTCTGGGAGTTCGATGGTAATAGACTTTATGTGGTTAGAAGATCATCCACGGCACAGGTTACTGGTACAGTTTCAGCAACATTAAACAGCAGTCTTATTACAGGAACAAGCACAAGATTTACTCAGCAACTTAAAGCTGGTGATAAGGTCATGATTAGAGGTATGACACACTTTATTTCATATGTTGCGGATGATATAACCGCATACATTACACCAGATTATCGTGGTGTTACTGCTACAGGTATTAAAGCAAGTATGATTAGAGAGTTGAGAATTCCTCAGAATGAATTTAACGTTGATACTATCGACGGTAACGGTCCTAGTGGATACAACATCGATCTAAACAAAATGCAGATGATGGCTATTCAGTTCTCATGGTACGGCGCTGGCTTCATTGATTACATGGTTCGTGGTTCAGATGGTAACTTCTTAACAGCACATCGTATCAAAAACAATAACGTCAATGACGAATCCTATATGCGTTCTGGTAACTTGCCTGTTCGTTATTCTATCGAGAATGACTGTCCAGTTAGTTTCTTGACTACTGCTATGAATGCTACACAGAATACTATTCCAATCAAAGAAACTAAGTTCTTTCCTAATACGGGCATCGTTTATATTGACAATGAAATCATTAGTTATAATGGTAAGAGCACTACATCTGGTACAGGTAATCTGACGAATGCTGTTAGAAACTTTACTATGTCACAGTATCAATCCGGATCATCATATAATCTAACAGCGGGAGCTAACGTTGCTCACTCAGCCGCTAACGGCGTTATTATGATTCAGACAACTTGTAGTCCGACACTCAATCACTGGGGTTCTGCTCTTATTCTTGACGGTGGGTTTGACTCGGAACGTGGTTACATCTTCAACTATCAAAGAATTAACATGCCGCTTACAACTACAGCGCAGACGGCGTTCGTTATTCGTCTTGCTCCATCAGTTGAAAACTCACAGATTGGTCCATTGGGTTCTAAGACATTGCTCAATCGTTCTCAGTTGCTACTAGAAGAAGTCGGTGTTGCTGTCTCCGGCGGTTCATCATCACCTTTAGTTGGTAACATTATTATTGAAGGTATTCTCAATCCTAAGAACTTTAGTAATGCTACATGGACAGCATTGAACACAGAGTCCGTGGGTGGACAGCCAAGTTTCGCTCAGGTTTCTCAGACTGTTATTTGGTCAACTATCGGTGCTGGTCCATCTTCTGGTGTTCAGTATGCTATTCCTGGTGAGCAGGTGTTCGCTTTCGCTGGTCAGGCAACTACATCAGGCGCTGTTAGTGATCGTCTTGACATCGGTAAACTAAAAGAGTTGACGGGTGCTCCACTTGGTGGTGACTTTAAGTATCCTGACGGCTCTGATATTCTAGCAATCAATATTAGAACGACATCAGGTACAGCGAACGCCGCACTTGTTTTGCGATGGTCAGAAGCACAGGCATAAAGGAAGAAAATGGCAGCTTTAGACTTTCCAGTATCACCAGCTAATAATCAGATATACACTCTTAATGGAGTTCAGTATTACTATAATGGTGATATTGGTGCTTGGCTAACTAATCTAATTACCAATCCAGTCAATGCGAATACGACTAATACACAGATACTATTCAATGATGCTGGCTATACTAACGGTTCAATTGGATTAGTTTTCAATAAGTATTCCAATACATTTACGACTGGTAGCATTGTTGCTTCAGGTAATATCTGGGCTACTGGTAATGTCACTGTTTCTGGTAATGTCACTTCCAATGGTATCATATCAACATTAGATAAGATTGGTGTTGGTACTACTGGTCTAGCTGTAAATCAAAAGTTTCTGGTATATGGTGGACGTTCGGGTCTAATAGCAAATGCCGAGACATACTCAATTGGTGTCAGATATTCAATAGCGGCGGGCAACGATTACTATTACATCGGAGCAACATCAGGAGCATCACCAAATCTAGTTTTCTCGAATGCTGGTGGTGCTGAAAGAGTTAGAATTTCTACTGATGGTAACGTTGGTATTGGTAATACAAACCCAAGTCTAAAGCTAGAGGTTGCTGGCAATATGTCAGTAGATGCTTTCGTTGAATGCTCTGCTAACATCTCAACAAGCTATACAATCACTGAAGGTCGTAACGCTATGTCGGCTGGACCTATCACACTAAATAGTGGTGTAACAGTAACAGTTCCATCAGGTTCAACCTGGACAGTAGTGTAAGGAAAGATAGATGCCTGTTAGTATTAGTGGATCTGGACTAATTACCGGTCTCTCTTCTGGTGGTATTGCAAATGGATCAATATCAGCCAGTGCGTTGGATTCTTCGGTCCCGCTTGGATTAAAGTCAATTCAAATTTTTGAAACTGCTGGAAATTTTACATGGACAAGACCTGCTGGCATAAAAAGAATTAGAGTTTATGTGACTGGTGGTGGAGCAGGTGGCGGTTCACATAACCAAGACGATGCTCAAGGTGGTGGCGGAGCCGGTGGCACAGCAATCAAATTAATTGATGTTAGTTCTGTTTCATCTGTCGCTGTTACCATTGGTTCTGGTGGTACAGGATCAGTAGGCAACACAAATACAGGCGGATCCGACGGCGGAACATCATCATTTGGTGCATATTGTACCGCAACAGGAGGTTCAAGACCTGTAAACTGGGCGGGCGGCGGTCGTGGTGGTTCTGCTAGTGGAGGTGATATAAACTTATACGGTGCAGATGGTCACGGAGGCAATATCGACGGCGGCGGTAATGAAGAAACAGGTGGTAATGGAGGCAACTCTTTTTGGGGAGGCTCTGGAGCTGGCGGATCATACTGGATTGCTCGTGGAACATCAAGAGGATGGGGTTGTGGTGGTGCAGGCACTCACGCCACTTCAAGCGATTCTGGTTCAAATGGTGTGTCTGGAGTTGTTGTTGTGGAGGAATACTATTAATGAAAGCGTTAATATTTGACAATGTGGTAGTAGACCTAGCTCCCACTGAATTTGAAGTTCACAATAATCTATATTGGATTGATGCTGACGAAAATGTTAAGGTGGGATGGAAATTAGTTAATGGTAATTTAGTTGAACCAGCACAACCAAATTACAACTATAAGCAGCTAAGAAGTTTATCATATCCACAAATGATAGATTTTATTGACGCATACTACTGGGCTCAAAAGGGTGATAGCACAAAGATGGACGAATATATTGCTAAGTGTGACGCTGTTAAAGAAAAGTATCCAAAGGGTGAATAATGCCGATTAAACTAAACTCATCAGGTGGTGGTTCAATAACGATTGATGTGCCAAACATGTCAACAGCCAACACACTTACATTGCCTGCTATTACAGGTAACGTTATCACCTCTGCGGATTCTAATACTATTACACAACCTATGATTAGTAGATCAGGTTTCTATGGTGGATTTGGTCCTGCTTTTAGTGCTTATAACATCGGTGGTCAAAGCGTATCTGCTGGTGTATATACAAAGCTACAGATTAATACTGAGGAATTTGATACAGCAAATTGTTACGATAACACAACAAACTATAGATTTACACCTAACGTCGCTGGATACTATCTTTTTACATTTAACGCTGAGAATGGTGCCGCTACCGCTCGACTAACAACATATTTGTATAAAAATGGATCTGCATTTAAAAATGGTGTCGATTCAATAGGAAACGGAACAAATAGTAATAGTTCCAATGGATCTGCTCTTGCTTATGCCAATGGCACTTCAGATTATTTTGAACTATATGCTCAGGGAAATAATGCTCAAAGCATACAACCAGGCTCAGCGGTTACATTTTTTCAAGCATTCTTAGTGAGGCCTGCATAATGTCAACTATCAAATCAATCAACCTACAGCATCCAGGTAGCGTAAGAACAAATATCGTTTTAGATACCGGCGGTAACATGTCTTCGAACACTGTTACTTGTAACGCTGCGGCAGTCAATAGTATTACAGCTAACGTCAGTGCCTCAAGTCTTAGATATAATAATGTGACCTACATTTCACAGTGTGGCGCAGGTTGTATGATGTTATTTCAGAATGGTAGAGTATATACAGCATCAGGTACCAGTGGTGGTACTGGAAATTATGCGACAGGTAGAGGATTGAACGGTCAAGTACCTGTGTATGGTCTAGACAAATTTAAGGCTGTTGCTTTTCCAAACGAAACCACAAATCCGATTCAATGCGGTACCGACGGGTTTAATAGATCGTGGGCACTATTCGCCAATGGCAATCTTTATACATGGGGACTAAACAATAACGGTCAAATGGGAGTAGGCAATACAACTGCCTACGGATTCCCGACACTTTCTACAACAAACGTTAGTAATGTTTATGATCATCCAACAACATCCCAGAGATATCCAGACTACAATAGACTGATAATCAGAAAAAGAGATGGTTATCTATACACAACTGGTTACAATGGTATTGGTCAGTTAGGCGTCGGTGATACAACAAATAGAAGTTCATGGACTCAGATCACAGCATTAGGTACAGATATTCTCAATGTATGGAATATGGGATCTTATTGGGGTAATACCGTTGTTCAAAAAACTGATTTTACTATTTGGGTATGTGGTTATAATGGTTATGGTCAATTAGGTAACGGAAACACAACAACTCCTCAAAGTTCATTTATTAATGTTACATCAGCGTGGGGTGGTGGTTCGGGTTATATCTTGACAAAGGTGATTGGTGGGTTTGGTGGTTGGAACGGCGGCGATTTCGGTCAATCCTGGTTGGGAATGTTGCTTGATAATGGCACAACTACTATCTTCAGAACTTGTGGTAGAAACGGTGAAAGTCAGCTTGGTGATACCACAACCACAGATCGTTCAACACCAATAACACCAAATGTTGGTGCAGGTCGTATCGCCGATGTTGCTTCTTTTGGTGATGGGCAGGGTGGTTGTCTTGTATTGAAACCAGATGGTAGTTTATATACATGGGGTTATAATGGTTATGGTCAGCTAGGTAATGGCACCACAACAAATAATCCTACACCAACTATAAATCAAACTGGTGTAGCTGCCATATTATCAAACGGATGCACAAATTATGTTCAATCATTGACATCTGCCACGTTCATTAGAAAAACAGCAGATAACGGTCTTTACTGCACAGGTTATAACGGTAATGGTGAACTAGGCGTTGGTGACACAACGAATAGAACCACATACACCAAAGTTTTGTTACCTGGTGACTTTGTGGTATCTAATCTCGGATGGATGGCCACAACATATCCCGTTCATAGTTTTATGGCACAATCTACTGATGGTAGATTTTATGTTTGGGGTTACAATTCTCAAAATAGTTTAGCTGCCGATTCTACTATTACAGCATTAGTGCCTTATCAAATTACACCATTTCTTGGAGGGTGACAATGGTTTATATCAAACGTATCTTTGAAAATGTCGTTCAACTCGCTGGCCAAGAAGCGACACCTCAGATGATAAAAGAGGGATGGTTTGCTTATGATGGTGAGATTCCTCCAGGACAAAACTTCAAACTGGTGAACGGTGTTCTAGAAGCATACACACCAGAGATATCTCCATTGATGCAATTTGAACTATATAAGAAATTTCTAAACGATACAGATTTCAAACTATTGCCTGGTTATGATCCTAAAGAAGGTGAAAGTCTAGATGATCTTATCTCAGAGAGAAAGATCGCTAGAGAGTTTATCAGAAGCTATCAAAGAGATGTAGCAAACACTCTTACCAACTTACTATAAATAGGATCAGATGGCACTTACATTTCCTACAACACCAACTAACGGTCAAATATATCTAGACACTATTACGGGTAATAGATACATCTATAACTCTAATACTGGCGCTTGGGCGTTTTCGTCTAACAATGTTGGTATGTCGGTTTCATCTACACCTCCTGGTAATATCGGGCCAGGCTCTATGTGGTTCAATAGAGAGATTGGTAGAACATTCGTATATTACAATGATGGCGATTCATCTCAGTGGATTGAGACTGTTCCTTCTGGTTCAATTGATACGACAACAATCGCATCATATGTCAATCCAATCTATGCTTCACTAAACACCAACTGGACATACACTAACACAGCATACACGTTTGCCAATATTGCCGTAAACACAGCTAACACAGCATTTCCGAATACACCAAACGTTTCATATAACGGTAGCTTCTATGTTCCTAATGGTGCTGTCAGTATCGGAACTAATTCATATCCCGTTGGTAAGTTTCATGTATTAGCCGCAAACGGCGAGATATCTAGATTTACAGCAACCGGCGCTTCTGGTGGTTATCATGTATCATATTTTGATAACTCGACACCATGGTATTTTGGTTCAGCTAAAGCAACTATCGCTGGCGGTAATATAAACGATTTGTATTTTGGTTCAGGCTCAGGCACAACAAACAATCTTATCTTTGGTACTGGTGGCACTGACCGCATAAGAATAAGTAGTGCGGGACATGTTCTTCCAGGATTATCCAACACATACGATCTTGGTGCTTCAACTGCCAGATGGCGTAATATCTTCACAGGCGACTTACATCTTGCTAACGAGTTTGGTAACTGGACCATTGTCGAAGGTGAAGATGAACTATTTCTCTATAACAATAAGAAAAGTAAGGTATATAAGTTCAATCTTACAGAGGTTGATCCTGCTACGGCACCACCTAAGAAAGATGTCTAATGGCAATCAATCTAGGAAATGGTAGCAGTATAGAAGGTGGTAGTGGTGCTTTCAGAGTAAGAAACACATCTGGTTCTACAGTATTTGAACAAGGCATTACAACTTCTAGCGGCACATCATTTGGTTATTATAATAGCGGCAATATTCCTATGTTTATTGCTGGTAGAGCAACCGATTCTGGATGGATATCTGTTGCTGATGGTGCCTGGCGCAAGGTCAATGACTACTGTACCAATGTCAGCATCAACGTAGGTTCTTGTTACGATACTTCTACAACAAGATTTACCGCTCCCATTTCAGGACCATATTTCTTAATGTTTTCAGCATACACCTATGCTGGAAACTATTACCATCCTGTTATCGGCGTCAATGGTTCTCCAGGCGCCAGACACGGTACAGATACAAAGTATAGAATTAGAGGTCATGGTTATTTGTCTAATTATCAAACAGACGCACAAATAGAAGAGGTTATTTGGTTACAAGCAGGTGACTATTCTGAAGTGTTTTGGGCGACCTCGGGCACAGCATATCATTATTCGCCATATAGTTTATTTGCAGGAGTTTATGTAGGCTAATGGGTATCGATGTTGGTGGCACACTACTAACGGGTGGAACATCTTTTACAGCTAGAGATTCTAGTGATAATCGATTATACACACAATCATCCGCTGGTCTTGTTTTATCTCCGCTCGATAGTGGTGGTAATACTGTATTACCAATGTTCAATGTTGGCTTCAATTCAACGAACGATTGGACAGACATGGGTGCTGCCTCTACTTGGGTTACTATTCCCTGGACATACACAGGCGGCAATGGATACTATAATGTAGGAAGCTGTTATAACACATCAACATATAGATTTACTGCGCCATGGACCGGTATGTATTTGTTTTCATCTACAACATATTCGTATTGTGTTAATGGTAATACTAACAATTATTTTCACCTGATGTTTTGGGTTAATGGTGGAGGATCTAATCGTCGACCGGGTGGTGCAATCTATAGAATGAGACAATATGGTTTTCCTGGTAGCTATGCACACGACGGAGATATGTGTGAACCAATATATTTGACAGCGGGTGACTATGTTGATGTCAAATATTATTTTAACGTCACTTTGCGTATATATGGACCATATTCAACGTTTAGTGGTGTATTTCTAGGAAATTAAAATGCCATTAGATATAGCAGGAGCCACAATTCAGTCTAGCAATACGGCATTGAGTATAATAGCCAATAGTCTGACTGGACTTAACATTGACGCATCAAATAGAGTAATACTTAGCAATAGACCTAGTTTCTTTGTTGAATCTACTCCGGCTGCCTGGAACAACTTTACTAATGGTAATTGGGCAGTAATGCCGTTCAATACAGTTATATGGAATAATGGATCTTGTTATAGCACTAGCACTAACGCATTTACAGCACCTGTTTCTGGTGTATATTACTTTACCTCAAGTCTATACTTTTATAAGAACACATCAACAAATTCTGATTCATATGTTCATCCTGGATTTTGGGTAAACGGAAGTTCAGGAGCAAGAGCGGCCGGGGCAGGACATGAGCATAGAATTAGAGGTAGAACAAACGCATCAAGTAGCTACTCTCACGACACACAGATAAATAACATTTATAGATTGACCGCAGGAGATTTCGTTCAGTTGTATGTATATGGTGGTGGAGCATTACAGTGGTATGCTACCCAAAACTTCTTTAGCGGCGCACTTATAGGATAAGGAGAATAAAAAATGGCTATGACTATTACAGTGTCACTTAATGATGTTGATGAAAAATGTATCAGATCGTTTGCGGCAGATCCAGAAGACTGGGTCAATAACTTTGTTCAGGCTAGGGTCTTTGCGGCAAAGCAAGAAATCTATCAGGCAGAGGTTCGTCGCATGACAGCCGATCCTAATATTCCTACTATTCCGGCAGATGTTGATTTAGTAGTATCTCAGGCTAATATTAAATACGCTAATTCTCAGCCAGAGTTGCCTCCGATGGGATCGCCTACCAACTAAATAGGAACAAAAGAGGAAAAACTATGAGAGATTTATCAAAAGCAATTATGTCACTATATCCAGGAGCACAGTGGGTTCTCAATGGTGAGGAATACTCTGGGCTAGACTGGCTACCAGGTAATGAAAAACCAAAGCCAACTCAGAAAGAGTTAGAAGATGAATGTGACCGTCTTCATCAGATTTGGTTGAACAATCAGTATCAGAGAGATAGAGCAAAGGCATATCCGTCATTCGCCGATCAGTTTGATACACTATATCACGGTGGTTATGATGCTTGGAAGGCATCTGTTGACGAAGTAAAGAACAAGTTTCCAAAACCATAAGGTAAGTAATGGCTCTTAATTTTCCAAATACACCGACCAATGGTCAAGTATATACGGATGTGTCAACCGGCAATCGCTGGGCATGGGACTCAGCTAATACTTGTTGGAAATCTACATCTGCGTTTACACAATCGATTACTATTGCGGCTTCTGCTCCAGGCAGTCCTGTAGTCGGACAGTTGTGGTGGAATCAGGAATATGGGCGTCTATTAGTCTATTACAACGATGGTACATCCACACAGTGGGTTGATGCTTCACCGTCTGACTATACAAGCACACAGGCATTCAATCAGTCTAACAATGCTTATATTTTGGCTAATGCTTCTTTCAATATGGCTAATGCGGCATATATTACATCCAATTTGGCAATTGCGACTGCCAATACTGTAACCCCAGCTTTCAATAGAGCCAACACAGCCTTACAAAATACAACCGGTACTTTTAGTGGAACTCTGACTGTCACCGGCAACATTATTATGGGTGGTGGAACATCGGTCGGCTATCTGACAATACCGCAGAATGCTCAGACTTCGGCATATATTCTTGTGGCTAGCGACACTGGCAAACACATATCTATCACTACTGGTGGTGTTACTGTCAATGCGTCGGTTTTCAGTATTGGTGATACTGTTGTTATATACAATAATTCTGGATCAAATCAGACCATCACACAAGGAACAAACGTTACGTTACGTTTAAGCGGAACAGCCACAACTGGTAATAGAACATTAGCACAATATGGAACAGCAACGTTATTGTGTGTTACTGGTGGCGCTAATCCAGTATTTGTTGTTTCAGGATCGGGATTATCATAGTATGACTGGTATTTTAGGAGCTATGGTAGGGGCTGGACGAGGAAGAACGAATATTGATTATTTCGTTTTAGGTGGCGGCGGTGCTGGAGCTAAAGGTATCGGTGGTGTCACTTACGGCGGAGGCGGAGGTGGCGGTGGTTATTACACAGGAACAGGACTCGAAGTATTTTTAGGCACCACTTATCAAGTAACAGTTGGTTTGGGTGGTGTAGGATCACAGGCATCAGCCACTGGCTTGTCAGGTAACCCATCCACATTTGCGAGTTTTGTGGCAGGTGGTGGTGTGGGCGGAACAAATGGTGGTCAAGGTGGTTCGTGTGGTTCACCTCAAACATTTACCGGCGCTGCTCGTAGTGGAATCACTGGTGGTGCTGGTGCTGGTTGTGGTGGCAATGGTTCTAGTACCACTGGTGGTGCTGGTGTCGCATCAACATATGGTGGATCTAATCAGACATATGGTGGTGGTGGCGGTGGATCAAACGACGGTTCTAATGGTCCTGGTCAAGATGGTGGTGGTAATGGCGGCGCACAAGGAAACGCTCCAACAAGTGGCGCTCCTAACAGAGGTGGTGGTGGTGGTTCAACGAGAATTGAGAATGGTAATCCTGGCGGCTCTGGTGGATCTGGTGTAATTTTATTAAGAATACTTTTAGCGAGAACAGCAACATTCTCCGCAGGTGTTACTCAGACAAGTACCTCAGATGCTACTTATAGATACTATACAATAACTGCGGCGGGCGTTACCGATACAGTAACATTTGGTTAAAATAATAAAAGGCAACAGCAAGAAATGGCTATTATAGACTTTCCATCAAACCCAACTAATGGGCAGACATATAACCAGAATGGTGTTAGCTATTATTACAATGCTGCTATTGGCGCATGGTTGACTCAAATCACATCTACAGAGTTATCATCAACCGCTGCTAACAATCAGGTATTGTTCGTTGATGGTGGCTTATCAAACGGAACATCTGGACTAGTCTATACTAAAGCAGCGAATACATTGTTTGCTAATGGTGTCGTCGCTAATACAATGGTTACTGACCGCCTTCATGTGAATGTTCTTTCTGGCAGCGGACTGAACCCAACGAATAACGCTATCGTTGCTGCCTTTGATAGAGCTAATAACTCACTACAAAACACCAGCTTTACTCTAAATGGTGACTTAACTGTAAGCGGCACGGTTAACACAAACATCAATATCAATGCTACTAGACTAAGATCAAACATCATTCAAAGTTCTACAGGCACAGACTTTATGATTGATGGTTATCCTAGAATGCCAGGACAGATCATTCAGGTTGTCAATACATATTATAGAACTCCAACGTCTCTATCAATTCCAGCTAGTTACAACACATATACAGATGTTCCTGGTATATCAGCAACTATCACTCCTAGAAGTTCTAGTAGTAAAATCTATATGACGGTTAGATGGTTTGGTGAATGGAATGGCGCAGGATTGACTTGGGAAGCTATGTTCAACATCAAAAGAAACGGCACCGTTGTCGGACTACCTGATCCTAATGGAACAAATACCCTGGGTATTCATATGGCTGCTTTATCTTATTATGCAGGAGGCGACGCCGACAGCACGCCAGAAACTTGTTTTTTTGATTATTATGATTCTCCAGCAACGACATCAGCATTGACATATCAATTAGCAATTGCTTCATTTACTGCCGGTACAATGTTTATCAATAGATGCGTTAATGCTTCGGCGGGTAACAGTTATGAAAGAGGCACAAGTTCAATCACACTATTTGAGATATCATAACAGATAGGAAAACAGTTTTATGGCACTTAATTTTCCAAACTCACCTACTAATGGACAAGTCTATGTTGACGGCACATCAGGAAGTCGTTATGTCTATGATGCGGCTAATGGTAGATGGAACTCAAATACATACGTTCAATCTATTCTAGGTGGTTTCTATGCTGGTAACAATGGTGAAGTTGGGCAAGCGCCGTCACTAGGTGATATCTTTAGATTACACACTAACACACTAACATCAAACGTTACGATCTATTCAGGCAACAATGCTATATGTGCCGGTCCCCTAAATATCACAGGAAATAATACTACACTAACTATTCAGTCGGGATCTAGGGTGGTAATCGTATAATGTCAACTTTATCCGTATCAAATATCACCACACCATCTAATACGACACCGCTCGTTCTTTCATCAGCGAATAGTCAGGCTGCTTTTGTTAGAGTAGAGGCAGCTAACAATGATATTGTCTTTGGTGGAACAACTAAGTTTCTAGGAACATTCTCATCAGCAGGTCTTCAATCAAATAGTATAAATGTTGCTTTTGATGTTGCTAATGCTTCATTCAATATTGCTAACACAGTATCGGCCGCCGTAGTATCAGCTTCTTTCAATACAGCTAATGCGGCATATGGTTTAGCTAATACATCTTCAGCTTCTCTCGGCTCTAACTGGGCTGTCACTAATACTGTCTATGGTGTAGCCAACGCAGCTTTCGCCTCTGCTAATAACGTAGCGCCACAAGTCACACCAGCTTTCAATACAGCTAATGCAGCATACAGCTACGCTAATGCGGCATTCTCATCTCTCAGTGCCTCTATCAATTCCAACTGGACAGTCACCAATACTGTCTATGGCGTTGCTAATACTGCTTTACCAAATACAAGTAGTGTTACGCTTGCAGGTGCTTTGACATTATCGACAACAGGTGTACCTCAGATAATCAATTCAAGCGATAGTAACACTTACAAAGTAGCATTGCGTAATAATGGCACAACCGTAGGATTTTTTGGTGCGTCTTCTAGCAATCCGTTTATTGTTGCTAATAGCAGCGTGGCGACTTTGTTTAGTGTCGATAGTGTGGGCAACTTTGCTACAACAGGAACACTGACTACATCATCTCGTGGTATTGCTAAAGCATCTATGCCTTCTGGTTCTATTCTACAAGTTCAACAGACATGGTGGGATGGAGTCGCAACTCTTGCTGTAAGTTCTTTTACCAATCATCCAAATCTATCAGTATCAATCACGCCAACATCCGCAACCAGTAAAGTATTAGTTATGATTTCAATGCAGGCTGTCGTCTATAACGTAACAATGCAGGCGAGATTTACTAGAAATGACACACCTATTGGAATTGCTGCCGCAGCAAGTTCAAGAGTTCTTTCTACCTTTGGTGGTCTCCAGACAATTGGCGATGGTAACCACCAGTTTACCCCATGGAATTATCAGTATCTCGATTCACCAGCATCAACATCCGCTTTGACATATAGAATACAATTAAAAATGCAGGGTGGTTCAACAGCATATCTTAACCGTTCAGTCAATGATGCCGATAACACCGACTGGGCGCAAAGAACAACATCATCTATAACAGTTATGGAAATAGCACAGTAATATGAAGAGAATAAATATCCTAAAGGGTAATCAATGTCAATTCTAAGAGTAGCAAACGTTCAGTTTAACGCCTCAGGCACCAGACGTATCGATTACGATTCTGTGGCTGATGATGGTATCATTAAAGTATCAGCGGCTGCCATTAGACTACCTGTAGGTGATACTGCTTCTCGTCCTAATTCACAAGCTGGTATGATACGCTACAATAGTGATACAGGTTACGTTGAGTTTGGTGGTAATACTAACTGGATTCCTGTTGCTTCTAATGCTGCTTTTAATGTTGCCAACGCTGCCTTTGCCTCAGCTAACAATGTTGCTCCGCAAGTAACACCTGCTTTTCTAACTGCTAACAATGCTTATGCTTCAATCAATTCTAATTGGACAGTAACGAACGCCATATACGGTATAGCAAATACATCATTGACAACTAGTAATTATTTGACATATTCCTTTCCAAGAAGAGGCCTTAGTGTAAATCAAGGTAGTGATTCAAACACTTATTACTATCTAATTGGTACCATTGGTAATAATAATGGTAATTTTCATGTTAGAGGAAATATAGGCGGACACGATGGTCCTGCTGGAGGAACACAAGGTGCTGCCTCTGTTGTAATTTCAATATTTTCAAGAGTTGGTAATATTCCTGTTCAAGGTCTTATCAATGGATCCATAGGTAACCAAGACCTTCAAGTTTATAAAGATTCAGGTAACAATGTCTATATATACGTTAAAAGTACCGCATATTCTCTAATTGATCTTCAATACAGCGATGCTGCTGGAGCGACTTCTTATTACTCTCCAACTGGATCTCAGACTACTCCAGTCTCTCTTGGATACACATTAACGTGGGCGGCCGCCAATAATCAAGGCAATTCAACCACATCTACTGCAATCCAAGGAACTCTTAGTGCATCAAATCTTGGTGTTGGTAATACTACACCAGGTGCCGCAAAACTTCACATAACTGCCGCCAACACAATTGGTGGTATCGGTTATGCAGATTTCTTGAGAGTAACAAACAACTCATATCCCGCTGTTACAAATCCTGTTAAAACTTTTAGACTGAACCAATCTGGTAGTTTTGAGATTATCAATAACGCATATACTCAAGTTATTGCCGCTCTTGATGATACCGGTAACTTAGTTACTTCAGGAAATATAACATCATCTTCTCGTGGCATTGCAAAAGCATCAATGCCTGCTGGATCGGTATTACAAGCAGCATCTACTACAAAAACAGACACTTTTAGTACCGCAGTCAATATTTCCGCCTCAGGCGGTAGTTATACATCTACAGGCACAACTGTTACAGGATTATCGGTTACAATAACGCCTACTAGTTCTACAAGTAAAATTTTAGTCATGGTTAATTTGAATGGTATGGGAACACCCGGTGTTGCTCAATTGTATTGTTTATTATACAGAGATTCTACATTAATCGGAAATCCATCTCCGGTTAGTGCTAGACCCGGTGTAATGGCAAGAACTCATTCTGAAAATGGTGTCATTGTAGTAGGAACTTGTTCTTTTTCTCATCTGGATTCTCCGGCGACCACATCAGCAGTAACATATTCAGTAAAAGTTGGGGGTGAAAACTCCGGAACGGTTTATGTGAATAGATCATATTCTGATGGCGACTCTACTAATGGAGCTAGAATGTCCAGCACAATCACCGTTATGGAGATCGCTCAGTAATGTCAACCCTTAGCGTTCAAACCATCAGAGACATTCGTAGTATGGATTTCAGCAACACAGAGTTCGCTGGTGCGTATAATGCTTCTAATGCTGCGTTCAATTCTGCCAATCTTTCTTATAACGCACAAAATGTTGTGTTTGCTGTTGCTAATGCTTCTTATAACTCCGTCAATTCTAATTGGACAGTTACTAATACTGTATATGGTGTTGCTAACGCTGCCTTTGCTTCAGCTAACAATGTAGCACCACAAGTAACACCTGCGTTTAATACAGCCAACTTAGCCTATGCTAAAGCTAACTCAGCATTACCAAACACAACTAATGCTGTGTTTCAAGGCAATCTAACAATCACCGGCGCATTGACTATCGGTCAGAATACAGTAACAATCACAGAAACCTCGCTAAATGTAGCTAATGGATTGTTTGTTACCAAAGATTACATGACAATACCAACCGGTAATACTGCTCAGAGACCGTCAGGCGCAATGCCAGGTATGATGAGATTTAACACAGAAACGGGTTATCTCGAACAATATTCACAAGGTTCGTGGTCGAGTATTTCAACACCACCAGTGATTTCAAATGTAACACCATCATCATTTAGCGGTGAAACTGGTACCACATTTACTATCAATGGATCAAATTTTGACGGATCACCTGTAGTAAAATTTATCACTAATGGTGGCACAGAATACTTCGCATCAGTAACAACTAGAGTTAGTGCTTCTCAATTAACAGCAACTACTCCACAAGATTTTACTATTGCTAATGAACCTCTCAAAGTAAAAGTTATTAATGCTAGTGGTTTGTCTTTTGTATTGGATTCAGCTATTGATTGTGGTGGTGTTCCTGCCTGGGCTAATTCATCTGGTTCATTAGGATCCACAATAGGTGGTATAGGTTCTGGTGTTTTGGCAACAGCAAATGCGACTGATCCAGATATTGGTGCTACTTTATCATATTCATTAACCTCAGGATCTCTACCAGCAGGTTGTTATCTAGGTTCATCAAACGGTAACATCTTTGGTACAACAACATTTTCAGAAAGCAATACTACATATAGTTTTACATTAACAGCAACAGATAATGCCGGCAATCAAACACCACGCAGTTTCTCTTTCTTGGTGGAAAGAGGTGTAGAATCTGGTGGGGGATTGGGATATCTATCGCAATTTGCGGACAAAACCGTTGCTAATAATATTACAAACACTGGCATGACACTCTATTATGCTAATGCTCAAGCGGCAAGTCCGAATAGTCCAACAAATTGGTTAAATTATAGTTATGGCAATTTCGCAATTCATACAGGTCATGATGGTGTTAAACCAACATATCTGTGTTTCAACTTAACAGGCGGAACGCCTCGTGCTCTAAATAGATTTCGCTGGGTTAAACATGCTAATGCTTGTGGTAATATTGATTTTTATGGATCAAATCAAAACATTACTAGCGGTAACTATCAAACTATTGGTAATTGGACATATCTAGGTCGTGGTCATATGGGTGGTTCAGGTTCAGAGGGTGATGGTACCGTAAAAACAGCAGCCTTCAATTCAAGTCGATATGGTTATCGTTGGTATATGGTTCTTGTTAGAGATATTGGTGGTTCACTTGCTTATCCGTCTGAGGGTAACATGGGTGGTTATGCTATGTATGGAGCAACATTCGATTATGTTGCTTAACACAGTAAAAGGAACAAACGTTGTCAACCCTTAGCGTTCAAACCATAGAGAGATAAATGGCATTAGATTTTCCACCATCACCTTCCGACGGACAGATATTTGTAGATCCTACATCAGGAAGTAAATATATCTATGTAGCTGCTACAACAAAATGGCAGTCAATCCAACACGTCGGTGTGATAGTAGCATATGGCTTTGATAAAGCTAATGCCGCATTCATAACTGCTAATGCCGCTTATGGCGCTGCTAACAATGTTGGACCGCAGCTTGCTCCAGCATTCAATACCGCTAATGCTGCTTTTGCTGTTGCCAACTCTGCTTTACCAAACGTAAGCAATACTGTGTTCGAGGGTAATCTAAGAATTACAGGCACATTATCAATCGGTACAAACACTGTAGTAATTACTGATAACTCTATATCAGCACAATCTATCATTGTTGCAGGTTCACCTATTCCTTCTGGTGTAACATCCAATCTTGCTTTTGATACCGCTAATGCCGCATTTGCTTCAGCTAACAATGTTGCTCCTCAAATTGCTCCTGCTTTCAATACTGCTAATGCTGCCTTTGCTTCAGCTAACAATGTTGCACCACAAGTAACACCTGCTTTTCTAACTGCCAACTTAGCGTTTGCGGCTGCTAACAGTGCTAACATATACTCTAATAGTACCTATGTTAAACTAACATCATCAAGTCAGACAATTACCGGCGACCTTGCTATCACTGGCAATTTATCACTATTAGGTAATGTAACAACATTACGATCAAACAATCTGATTGTTAATGACTCGCTAATCTATCTTGCTGCCAACAACGATCTTTCTGATATTATAGACATCGGCTTTGTTGGTAACTATAGCAACGGAACAGCCAATCTACATACAGGTCTTTTCAGAGATCATGCTACCAAACAATATTTTCTATTCAACAATCTAGGTGGACCTGAACCAGAAACAATAAACGATATAATTCCATATGCGAACGGTATGATCAATGCTGTTCTTAATGCTGATGTCATCACAAGTAACCTTACACTTGGCGGTGCTAATGCTATAAATTGGATTACGGCAGCTTATACATCTTCCAATGCTGATTATGCTACAAGCAATGCGGCTTTTAATACTACTAATGCTGCTTTTGGTAGAGCTAACACCGCTTTACAGAATACCAGTGGTACACTTGCTGGCAGTTTAACTATTACAGGTAGTTTAGGTATTGGAACAGGCGCTTCCGCTAATACGGGTGAAATTAGAGCAACAAATAACATTACCGCTTACTATTCCGATGAACGTTTAAAGAATATCATATCAACTATTCAATCACCGTTAGAGAAAGTAAATCAACTATCAGGCGTCATATACACTAACAATGATGTGGCTGCCTCATTTGGTTATACAGATATGTCGGAGCAAGTCGGACTACTTGCCGGACAAGTGCAAAAAGTTTTACCTCAGATTGTTAAGTCTGCACCATTTGATACTGAGTTTATAGATGGTGTAGAGGTGTCAAAGTCAGGTCAGAATTATAAGACTGTTCAATATGAAAAAGTAATACCGCTGTTAGTTGAAGCAATCAAAGAGCAGCAGAAACAGATTGAGGAACTAAAGACACTAATCTCAAGAGAAGTTAAATGACCATAAAGGCATCAGGTTCATCTTTGTCTATGAGCGAGATTAACGCTGAATTTGCTTTAGGTAACAATCTCAATTCTCATAGAGGCATCGGTTGGTACTTGGATAATGTTCAAAAAGGAACTTTTTCTTCTGGAGCTATATCTTTCAGCGACTTTTATTCTAAGAGAAAAACCACTCCAGTAACCGCAGGAAGTGCAACGGTTTCTGCAAGTGGTAACTATACTGTTCCTCTATATGAAACACTAACGGTTACTGTATATGGTGGAAGAGGTGGACAATCCGGCACACAAGATAGTGGTTGCGCTGGTTTACAGGGTTCTGGTAATGGCGGTACAGGAGGTGCAAGTAGTTTTGGAGCATTTGCTTCAGCGGCTGGAGGAGCTGGTGGTAGCGGAAATTTAGTTTCTGGATCTCAACCGTCTTCAGTAACAGTTTTCACCAATCCACTAAACGGTGGAACTGGACCAGCGACAGGTGCTGTTGTTGCTGTAACTTGTGGCGGTGGTGGCAGTGGGGGTAGCGGAGCCCCACAATATCGAACAGTACCTTCTGGTTGTAGCACCGTTTGTTCCCTTGTTAGTTATGCAGCAGCGGGTGCTGCTGGAGCTACCGGATCCGTAGTTATAAGTTGGACTTAGTATAATGAACAAATATTTTTGTATGGCACCATTTAAAAGTTTAGAGATTAGACCCGAAGGAAAATGCACAGCCTGTCCTATATTTCGTGAAGATGGAATAATTAGAAACAGTGATGCGACAAATAGTTATATCCAAAATTCCGATATATCTACTATCTGGAATAGTCCATGGTTAAATGATCTTAGACAAAGATTTACTAATGAAGAGAAAAGACCTGAGTGTCAGCTATGTTGGGACAAAGAAGATGCTGGTGTAGTTAGTTTGCGACAACAGTTTAACAATGATTATGATTTGAAAAAAGTTGAAGAGCCTGTTATAGATGAGTTGATGATAAGGTTTTCAAACGAATGCAATTCTGCCTGTAGAGTTTGTTACTCTTGGTATAACAGTAGTCTCTGGGAAAAAGAGTTCTCAGAAACAGGAAGACACAACACCAAACACAAAGATCATAATTCCTGGTTTGACAGAAGTAAAGTTAATAAGATTAATGAGAAGAATTGGGAAGACTGGAAAAAACATTTAGGTTCTGTCCAAAAACTATTCATATCAGGCGGAGAGCCTTTGATCATGAAAGAGAGCATTAAGGTTATAGACTATCTTGTGGAAAGCGGAAATAGTAAGAACATCAATCTAAGATTAGTCACAAACGGAACCGTCACTGACGAATTTCTGTTTGAAAAGTTGAATACGTTTAAAAGCGTAGACCTGAACTTCAGCATAGATGACATCGGTGAAAGATATGACTACGAAAGATGGCCATGTAAATTTGATGCTGTTATGAAAAACTTAAAAGAGATTCATGATAGTAACAAATACTCCAACATTAACTTTTCGTTCAATACAGTTATAAGCGTTTTCAATATACTACATCTAAAAGACATACTGGAAAAGTTTAAAGAATTTCCTAAGTGGAATGTAAGTTTTGATTACATTTCTCAGTATCCTCAACATGTCAGCATAGCTAGTGTTCCTGAAAATTTAAAATTAGAAATCAAAAACTATTTGGATACTTTTGATTGGACTGATACCAATTGGAAGAAAGAAGATTACGATTATAAATCTGGTATCATTGATTTTCTATCTGTTAATAAGAGCGACTTACAACTCAGCGAATACGTTGATCTCTTAGACAGTGGGCTCAAAATTGACGACGAAAGACGACATCAAGATTGGAGAAAAACGTTTTCTAAACTAAATGATCTACTAGACATCTAGAAAACTATGTTTAGATTTTCGCAATTATCATTGATAACTGTTGATATATCTAGTAGATGTCAGGCATCATGTCCTATGTGTCGTCGGAATATACATGGTGGATCTTTACATCCTGATCTGATACTGTCCGATTGGTCTTTAGAAGATTTTAAAAGTATCATCAATGAAGATGTTTTGAATCAGATTACCTATTTCTCTTTTTGTGGCAATAGTGGAGATCCGGCAATCAATAAAAACTTAGTAGATATGTGTCAGCATATAACAGACATAAATCCTAACGTTATAGTATCAATCAGCACCAATGGGAGTCTTCAAAAAGAAGATTGGTGGAAACGATTAGCAAAGGCATTGCCTCCAGTTCATACTGTTCTTTTTGGTATCGACGGTTTAGAGGATACACATCATCTTTATAGAATTGGAACCGACTACAACAAAATTATAGATAATGCTAAAGCGTTCATATCTGCGGGCGGATTCGCCGTTTGGCAATTCATTAAATTTAAACATAACGAACATCAGTTTGAGGAGGCTCGAGGAAGAGCCAAAGAATTAGGATTTCGAAACTTTATAATAAAGGAATCATCTAGGTTTGATAGTGCAAAAGAGTTTAAGGTCGTTGATGATAAGAATGACACTCTCTATTACTTAGAAGCACCTAGTAATAACAGTCTGTTTTATCCAACAGAAGACATGGTTCTAAACTACAAGCATTATGCTCAAATAGCAGACATCCGATGTTCCGCAAAAGAGACGAAACAACTCTATATAGATTCTTTAAAGAAGATTCGACCCTGTTGTTTCTTTGATGGACTAAATCCTCTTACTGAAAACGAATATATATATTCAGAAATGAGACAAGTTTCGGATCAGCAAAATCTAGATTTGATTGACAGTTTGGGAGAAGTGGATTGTTCTAAAAAGTCAATAAAGGATATCATTGACAGCGAAACGTGGCAGATTGACTGGAACAAGCACTGGTGTGGGAACAACAAACTATTAACCTGCGTTAGAAACTGTGGACAATGGAAGAAAGACGATCTGCCGGAAACCCTAGCACAGTGTTTTTACAATGAGGTGATAAGCGTCGATAGTTTTATATGAAGGCTATATAAATAAGTAAACAACAAATAAGAGAGTCAGATGTCGCTCAACAAACCTGCTAACAAAGAAGAACTAAAAGAGTTTTGCCTCCGTCAGCTCGGCCATCCGGTTGTTCAAATCAACGTGGATGATGAGCAGGTCAATGACGCCGTAGAACTTGCCTTTGAGTATTGGAATGAATTCCACTTTAACGGTACCGAACGCACATACGTTAAGCATCAGGTTACTAATACAGACAAGGCTAACAAATACATTACCGTTAGTGACAGTCTAATCGGCGCTACAAGAGTTTTTAGAGTTGGTCAAAACAAGATGGGTATGAATATGTTTGACCTTCGCTATCAGTTGCGTCTCAATGATCTTTGGGACTTATCATCCACATCATATGTCAATTACTCTCTCACAATGCAGCATCTAGCCACACTCGATCTAGTGTTTACCGGTGAGCAGCCAATTCGTTTCAATCGCTTGACTGATAAGCTCTATGTTGATTGGGATTGGGAGAACGATATTCAAGCCGGTGAGTTTATGGTCGTTGAAGGATTCGTTATTACTGATCCTGATACATATACACAGGTATGGAATGATCGTATGCTCAAGAAACTCACCACAGCATACATCAAGAAACAATGGGGCACCAATATGTCCAAGTTCGACAAGATGCAATTGCCAGGCGGTGTCACTATGCGTGGTGTTGATATCTATAACGAAGCCGTCAATGACATTGAAAAGGTTGAACAAAACATTCGTGAGACATATGAAGCCCCTCCAGGATTCTTGGTAGGCTAATGGCTCTCAATCGATACTTTAACAACTTTCCTCAGCAAAATCGTTTAAACAATGAGCATCGTCTTATGGAGGATGTTATTGTAGAGTCCATTGAGATCATGGGACATGGTGTATATTATATTCCTAGAGATTCCTACGATAGTGGTGATATGATCTTTGGTGAGTATAAGAACTCAAAGTTTTCTAAAGCATATACAATGGAAGCCTATCTCGCTAACGTCGAAGGCTTTGAAGGCGATGGTGATTTCTTTAGTAAGTTTGGATTAGAGATTAGAGACACATCTAACTTTGTCATCTCTCGCCGATCATTTGTCAAAGGTCTTCCTACAACATTACGCACCAGACCACAAGAAGGGGATCTAATCTACGTTCCTCTAATGCATCGTCTATTTGAGATCAAGTTCATCGAAAAGAAACTTATGTTCTATTCTCTCGGTAACAGAGAGCCATACATCTATGAAATGCGCTGCGAACTATTCAGATTTAGTCAAGAAGAGATTGATACAGGTATTGAAGAGATTGATAAGATTGAACAAGATAACGCATACACACAAAAACTAAATCTAGGTCTTACAGGCTTCAATAACTTCTTTGATAACGAGGTTGTCTATCAGAGTCCTGACGGAACATGGGCTAACAATACAGCAAATGGTGAGATTAGAGATTGGTATAAAGCCAATGGCACAATGTTTGTTGTTGGTATTGGTGGTCAATTCTCATCAAATGGTGCTAATGGACTATATGGTAATACCTCAGGTGCTCAATTTAATGTGTTATCAGTTGATGACGAAAGAAACGACTACGTTAAGTTTGATATCTTTAACAACGAAGACTTTGATACTGGCGCTGATCTAATACTAGACTTGTCAGAAACTAATCCGTTTGGAACGCCATAATGCTCGGTAATGCTCACTACTATCATCAGCTAACAAAGAAAGCAGTCATCCTCTTTGGAAGACTATTTGATGATATTAGTATCATTCGTAAGAATGAACAGACAGGAAAAGAAGTCAACCGCTTTCTTGTTCCGATCATCTATGCTCCTAAAGAGAAGATGGTTACCCGTGTCTTTTCCGATCCAGATTTGACTCGACAACTACAGGCATTGCTTCCACGCATGTCATTTGAGATTGCTGGTCTGACCTACGATGCTTCACGCAAGCAGAATAGCCTTTTAAAAGCGTCTAAACCGGTCACTGGCGGGTCAACTGCATCTTCAGCATATATGGGTGCTCCCTACGATCTAAACTTTCAATTAAACGTTTATGCCAGAAACATCGACGACGGAACACAAATCGTTGAACAAATTCTTCCGTTCTTCAATCCTGACTTTACAGTATCAGCCGCTATGGTTCCTGATCTAGGGTTCATCAAAGATATTCCGATAGTTCTCAATAATGTGACAAACAACATTGAATACGAAGGAAACTTTGACTCGGTGAGATATGTCTATTGGACACTAAACTTTACGATGAAACTACACTATTATGGTCCAATTACAACACCGAAGATTATTCGTACCGTTTATGCTAACATTCATAATGATAACAATCTAAATCCTAGATTTATCACAAATATGCTTATTGGCAATGCTAATGGTACATTCAAGATAGAAGACACAGTTTTTCAAGGCGATAGTTATAGAAACGCTACCGCACAGGGTATCGTTCTCAGTTTTAGAGAAGATAGTGGTCTATTGACTATCGGCGCTACTCAAGGCACATTCATAGTCAATACTAATATTCACGCCGTCTCAACTAATGCTAACGGAAAGCTAGTTTCATTCTATGAACCACCGTCAAAGATGGTAGAGATCAAGATTGAACCTGATCCGATAAACGCACAGATCGGCGACGATTACGGTTATACGACTACAATTACCGAATGGCCTGACGCATAAATAGAAGAAAGAATTAGGATAAAGGCAAATGGCACAGAAAATTATTAATGTAGGAACAGTAGCAAATGACGGTACCGGCGATACAATTCGTGGTGCTTTCACTAACGTCAATGCTAACTTTACCGAAGTCTATGGTAATATCTCTAGTTTATCGGTAATATTAGCTGGTGTGGATCTGAACCAAAACACAACAATTCAGGCATCATACAATGTTGCTAATGCTGCCTTTGCGTTTTCCAATTCTGTCAATACACTAGCTTACAACATTGGCACAAGCGGCAATCTATTTGCTGTTAGTGTTGGTGCTTCTAGTAATGCTTATGCTGTCGTAGTTGGAGCGGCATCTAATTCATACGCCTCTTCTGTAGGTGCTGCTGGTAACAACTATGCCTCTATTCTTGCTGCTAACAATGCTGTTGGAGCTAACGGTTGGGCTAACGCTGTAGCAGTAACAACATATGGTTGGGCAAACTCAACATTTACCACATTATCAAATACAGCAATTGTTTATAATACAACAAACGCAGCATTCTCTAGAGCAAACACATCATTACAGAATACATCAGGTACACTTGGTGGTAACATTACTATTACAGGTACTGTTACATCAACAGCAGGTTTTTCTGATACACTAGGACCAGTTAGAGAAAGATTTCCAGTTAGTGCTGTTTCTAACTCAGCTATTGTGGTTCCACATTCTATTATTATTGCTAACAATCCAAATACTATCTTCATTAGCATTCCAGATGATAATGTGTTTCTATCTCCTGCTAATATCGGTTCAGCAATCTATATCTATCAGTATGGTTCAGGTACAACAAAGATTATCGCTAATGACGCCGCTGTTACAGTCAATTCATCAAACAACTGGGCAAACCTTGCTGGACAATATCTAACAGCAACAGCGGTAAAGGTTTTAGCTAATACCTGGATACTAACAGGAGACTTGAGAGCGTAAGGATACATTATGGGTGTTGAGAAAAATCTGTCAGATGCTTTGGGCATCGAACACTTGCCTGTTCCTAAAGAAGAGGTCAAGAGTGAAGTTATTGAATATGAACCAGTAAGCGATGAAGATGGAGATGAAGATTACCGACTAGTTCGTAATACTTTACGCAATCTCATTGAAAAGGGCAACGATGCCCTTGAAGACATTTCTACTATCGCCAGACAGAATGAATCCGCACGAGGATTCGAGGTCGTTGCTAATCTTATCAAGACTGTTGGCGAAACGTCAAAAGATTTATACAATCTACAAAAGATGAAGCGTGATCTGAAAGAACCAGATCCAGCGGCTGATCCACGTAAGAAGAATGCCGAAAGCATTAACGTGGAGCAGGCGGTATTCGTAGGTTCAGCGGCAGAGTTATTATCTGCTATCAAGAAACAGAAAGAAGATGGCAAGGACTCCGTTTAGTTATCAAAACAATCCGAATCTGCCTAATGAGCAGTATCGCCATTCGTTTACCCAAGCAGAACTTGATGAATATATCAAGTGTGCTGACGATCCCGTTTACTTTGCCAAGACTTACATCAAAATCATCAACGTCGATAAAGGTCTCATACCATTTGCTATGTGGGACTTTCAGGAACGTATGTTACAGACGTTCCATGATAATCGTTTCTCTATCTGTAAGCTACCACGACAGGTTGGTAAGTCAACTACAAGTGTGGCATATATTCTTCATCAGGTTCTATTCAACGAAAACTTTGTTGTCGCTATTCTAGCTAACCGTGCTCCAACTGCCCGTGAGTTGTTACAGAAACTTAAACTTGCTTTTGAGTATCTACCTATGTTCTTGAAGCAAGGCATCAAAGAATGGAACAAAGGTTCTATCTATCTTGCTAACGGTTCAAGAGTTCTAGCTGACTCAACATCAGGCTCCTCAGTTCGTGGTTTCTCATTTAACATAATCTTTCTTGATGAGTTTGCGTTCGTTCCAAACAACATTGCTGAAGAGTTCTTTAATTCAACTTATCCTACTATTTCATCTGGTAAAACATCTAAGGTCGTTATCGTTTCTACACCAAATGGAATGAATCTTTTCTACAAGATGTGGCAGAAAGCTATTGACAAGACTAGCACATATCAGCCTATTGAGATCCACTGGTCAATGGTGCCGGGCAGAGATGAAGCATGGGCGGCAGAAACTATACGAAACACTAGCCAACGTCAGTTTGACCAAGAGTTTGGTTGTGAGTTCTTAGGTTCATCTAACACACTAATCAGTGGTGCCAAACTTGCTTCACTACACTGGAAAGAACCAATCACTCGTATGGAGTGTATGGATATCTTTGAGCAACCAGAACACAAACACACATATGTATTGTGTGCCGATGTTGCTGAAGGGCAGGGACTAGATTACTCCACATTCTCTATCTTTGACGTTACACAAATCCCATATCGCCAGGTAGCTAAATATAGAAATAACGAAATTAGCCCGATGCTTCTACCGGCAGTTATCTACTCAGCGGCAAGAAAGTATAATGACGCTTTCGTTCTTATCGAAATCAATTCTATTGGTCTACAGGTCGCAGACATTCTACACTATGAACTGGCATATGAAAATCTGCTAAAGTTTCAGTTAAAGGGTAAACAGGGTATGCAGGCCTCAGGTGGGTTTGCTGCTGGTAAGAATAAACTAGCATTTGGTCTCAAAATCACAGCCCAGTCAAAGATGATTGGTTGTGCTAACCTCAAGACGCTAGTTGAGAGTGATAAACTAATACTTAACGATGAGGATACAATTACAGAGCTATATTCCTTCTCATCAACAAAGAAGACCTTTGCGGCAGAAGAAGGAGCAAACGATGACCTAGCTATGACGCTGGTTCATTTTGGCTGGTTAACAGCCCAGAAATTGTTCAAAGAAACCGTTTCTAATGACATACGTTATGTTCTACAGAAAGAAATTGCTTATCTTGAAGATGTAGAAAATGTGCCATTTGGTTTCATTGATAACGGATTAGATGAGGTTGTGGACGAGATAGATGCTAGTGGTGATCGATGGGTTCGTGAAAGAGAACAGCTATACCCGTTTGATGATCTTGGATATAAGTGGGACGGTCGGCTATAGTTCTGAAAAACACCAAAACGATAAATATTGGTTGAAATGGATTTTAACACCATTCCAACCTACAAAGGAGTAAAAGATGGCATATTCACTTTCCCCAGGCGTGACATGGTCCGAAATTGATCTTACGACCGTTGTTCCTGCCGCATCTACTACAGAAGGGGCATTTGCCGGAAACTTTGATTGGGGTCCTATTGACGAGGTTACTACAATTGCTAATGAGGTTGAACTAGTTCGCTGGTTCGGTCAACCATCAGATAATACAGCAGTTTCATTCTTCACCGCAGCTAACTTCTTGGCTTATGGTGATAACCTCAGAGTAGTTCGCTCAGCCAATACATTCGCCGCTAAATGCGCTACATCTGGTAACACAGCAGCCCTAGTTAAAAATCGTGACGATTGGGATACCAATTGGGACGTATTCGCTACCAATAGCCCTGCATACGGCATGTTCGCTGCTCGTTATGCTGGTACACTCGGCAACGAGATTAAAGTTTGCGTGTTTGCTAAAGCAAATGTTAGTTCTTCTGACGCCGATTGGGCAAATTGGGAACAAGCTGCACAGTTCAATGGTCCTCCAGGAACATCAAAGTATGTTGCCGACCGTGGTGGTGCTAACGACGAAATGCACATTATCGTTCTTGATACCAAAGGTACATTCACTGGTGGTATTGCAAACTCAGTTCTTGAAAGATACTCAAACCTTTCAAAAGCAGTTGACGCTACTAATGATGACGGTTCTTCAAACTACTATGCTAGTGTTATTGCGGACCGTTCAGCATTCCTATGGCCAATCAACCATGCGATTTCTAACACAACTGTTCCTGTTGTTCAAACCTCAACATGGGGTAACACAGCATCAGGTGTTCAATTCTCGCAGTCAAATGCTTCATTCAACTTTACATTAGCAGGCGGTGTTCTAGCTACTCCAACTGATGGACAGCTTCAGAATTCCTATGTTAAGTTTTCTGATACCGATGCTTACGACACATCATTAATCATGATGGGCGGTTCTTCAAACACCGTTTCTAAGTATGTTATCGATAACATTGCTGCTCCTGGTGGTTCATTTGGTCGTGGCGACGTTGTTGTATTCGTTTCACCACAATACACAGACGTTGTTGATCAACCTGGCTCAGAAGTAACAAAGTCACTTGTTACAAGAAACTTCTTTGGTTCATCTTCATATGCCTTCATGGACTCAGGATGGAAGAAGCAGTTTGACAAGTATAACAACAAGTATCGTTGGATTCCTCTCAATGGTGACGTTGCTGGTCTCTGTGCCCGCACCGATCAGACAAGAGATGCTTGGTTCTCACCAGCCGGTCTTAACCGTGGTCAGATCAAGAATGTTACAAAACTTTCTTGGCAGCCAACAAAGGCTGACAGAGATAACCTCTACAAGAACAACATCAATCCAGTTGTTACATTCAAAGGCGAAGGCACTGTTCTCTATGGTGATAAAACACTACAGACAAAGCCATCAGCATTTGATCGTATCAATGTTCGTAGATTGTTTATCGTTCTTGAAAAGTCAATCTCAAAGGCAGCTAAGTATTCACTCTTTGAGTTCAACGATGAATTTACAAGATCACAATTCGTTGCTCTTGTAGAACCATTCCTACGAGACGTTAAAGGTCGTCGTGGTATCTATGACTTCCGTGTAGTTTGTGACGAAACAAACAATACACCACAAGTCATCGATAGTAATCAATTCATCGGGGACATTTATGTCAAGCCAGCCCGTTCTATCAACTTTATTCATCTTAACTTTGTGGCTGTTAGAACTGGTGTTGCCTTCTCCGAAATTGTTGGCAAATTCTAATAAATAAAGGAAAAGGAGAAAACTCAAATGGCTTTTAATGTCAATCAATTTAGAGCAACACTAGTAAACGACGGCGCTCGTCCAAGTTTATTTGAAGTTGTAATGGCTCTACCACCAATTCTTGGTGCTGCGCCATTGACCCCAGATGTCATCTTCAGAGTGAGGGCAACCTCACTCCCAGGTGATGGTGTTTCATCAATCAGTGTTCCTTATTTCGGTCGTGAAATCAAGATCGCCGGAACAAGAACATTCCCAGATTGGTCATTCACAATCATCAATGATGAAAACTTTGTTGCCCGTAGAAACTTAGAAACATGGCTAAACCTAATCAATGGTCACGTTTCTAACCTTCGTGCTCCACAGGCTCTAGCAGCGTTCTCATATCAATCAGACGCATTAGTAACACAGTTTAGTAAAGCTGGTCCTCCAATCAAGTCATACAAGATTGTTGGTTGCTTTCCTACTGATGTTGCTCCAATTGAACTTGATTGGGGACTAGGCGATCAGATCGAAGAATACGGTGTTACACTCGCCTATCAATGGTGGGAAGCACTCGACGGTTCTACAGATATTTCTGGCGCTTAATAGCTAGACTAAATACTAGACATTCCATGGGGCTACGGTCCCATGGAACTTTCATCATGTTCAAGGAGTAACGACCATTCGTTTATTTGGCTTTCAGATAGGTGCCGACGATCAGGATAAGAAACCAGATCAATACGGTCAACCAACACAAAAGACATTTGCTATACCGCAGACAGACGATGGTGCTGTTACGGTTGCAGGTGCTGGCTATTATGGTACATATGTTGATCTCGATGGTACGTTTAGAAACGAAACACAACTTATCACAAAGTATCGTGAACTTGCTATTCAACCTGAAATGGAAACTGCTATTGACGAAATCGTCAATGAAGCAATCGTTATTGAGGACTCTGGCACATCCGTAGAAATCAATATGGATGAAGTCAAAGCTCCACCTGCTATTAAGAAAAAGATCGAAGACGAATTTAACCTACTACTAAAGATGTTGAACTTCGGTAACATGGGTCACGACATCTTTCGTCGTTGGTATGTTGATGGTAGATTATACTATCACCTTGTTATCGATGAGCTTAATCCAGCAATGGGTGTTCAGGAGATCAAGTATATTGATCCTCGTCGTATTCGCAAGATACGTGAAATCCAAAAGATGCGTGATCCTCAAACAGGTATTGAGTTGATCAAAAAGACAATTGAATACTATCTCTATAATGAAAAAGGTATGGTCGGCGCTGGTGCTAATCTTGGTGCTAAGATTGCCGTCGATTCCGTTGTCAACGTAAACTCAGGTATCATGGATCCAAAACAGACCATGGTGCTTTCATACTTACACAAAGCAATCAAACCATTTAACAATCTACGCATGGTAGAGGACGCAACTGTTATCTATCGTCTAAGCCGTGCTCCTGAGCGTAGAGTTTTCTATATCGACGTTGGTAACATGCCAACAGTTAAAGCGGAACAGTATGTCCGTGATATCATGGTTAAGTATCGTAACAAACTAGTTTACGATAGTAATACTGGTGAGATCAAAGACGACCGCAAACATCTATCAATGCTAGAAGATTTCTGGTTGCCACGCCGTGAAGGTTCTAAAGGAACTGAAATCTCTACACTAGAAGGCGCACGTAATCTAGGTGAAATGGAAGACGTTAAGTATTTCCAAAGTAAACTATACAAGTCACTCAATGTTCCTATTGGTCGTCTAGAACCTCAGCAAGGCTTCTCACTTGGTCGTTCAACAGAAATTACCAGAGACGAAATCAAGTTCAATAAGTTTGTTCAAAGACTACGCAATAAGTTTTCATCACTCTTTGATGATCTTCTTCGTGTTCAACTCATTCTCAAGAATGTATGTACCGAAGAAGAGTGGAAAGAGTTTAAAGAAGACATTTGGTATGACTATAAGAAAGACAATAACTTTGATGAACTAAAAGACGCCGAACTATTATCAATGCGTCTCGATACACTTATTAAAGTTGATCCATTCGTTGGTAAGTATTACAGTGTTGAATGGGTTCGTAAGAACATTCTACAGCAAACCGACGAAGATATGGAAGAGATCAACGCACAGATGGAACAAGAGAATGCTGTTCTAGCACAGCAACAGCAACAAGCAATGGTTGATCAGCAGGTTCAACAACAGCAAGATATGCAGAACCAAATTGAGTTTGGTGCTCAACAGCAAATTGCTCAGGCTATAACACAAAAAGAAGTTGACAAGATTACTGGACCAGATCAAGGTCAAGGTAAATCAGAAAAAGCAAATCAAAGCCATGAAACTAAAATCATGGATAAGAAGATTGAACTAGAACGTATCAAGGCAAGCAAAGGCGCTCCTAAGAAACCAGAGAAGAAGCCTGCTGCTAAGAAGAAGACTGTGGCAGAAGAAGCCAAAGATATGGGACTAGTGTATATCGGCAACGGTCGTTATGCTGATCGTTCTGGTAGTGTTACACATCTAAATGAAAATGGTATATTGTTACCATACATAAATAAGGATTAAGATTTGTCTAAAGGTCTTGCTAGTGTTAAGACACTAACAGCAAAACAGATTGCGGATAAGTGGAAGCTACCTTTATCAGTAGTGGCAAAGAAGATTGCTGCTGGAGTCAAGGTAGAGAAAGAACACACTACAAGCACAAGACAAGCTAACGAGATTGCAAGAGACCATCTTGGTGAAAGACCAGATTACTATGATAAACTTGACAAGATGGAAAAAACAAAGATTGTAAAAGAGAATACAACTGTTACTGCTGGTATTGGTGGTTTAGGATTCAATACAGGAACACCTGCAATTGATGCCGACAATCAATACATAGATACTAATTCCATGTCATATGAAGATTGGAATGGTGCTATACTAAAGATGATCAAAGACAAACATCATAATCATCTTATTGATATGGGCTTTACATCATATTCACCTAATGATATACAGACCGCTTCTAACAAAATTGTTAAAGAAGCAAAACATCCATTACAAGCTAACTATGATAAGTATAGAAAAGGTGAACTAAACGAACTTGGTGAGTATGATAACAAAGGTGGTATGTCAGGTTACGAAGGTACATCAGGTCCTATAGGCAACAAACCCGACTTGATTGTGGATAGAGGCGGTGAAAAGGGTCAAACAAAATACGGTCAACAATTCAAAGAGGAAACTAAAATGGACAATAAAGAACTTATCAACGAGGCTCTTGATTGTATCCTTGAAGATAATCTTCCAGAAATGAAAGATAATCTTATGAAGGCTCTACAAGAGAAAGCTATGGAAAAGTTGGAAGAGCGTAAGAAAGAAATCGCTGCCAACTACTTTGCACAGTAAGGATTAGACAATGAAGACCATCAAGCAATTTCGTGAAGAATACGATAGTGAAATTTTGGCGATTACTGCGCCAGATGAACTTATGCTTGAAGGTCGTGAAAACAGTGTGATCAAGGCTGCCGATAAAGCAGTACCATCACCAAGTGTTATGCCAACTATGCTTATGTTTAGAAGAGTAGCATATAGACAGTATCCTGGTAAACAGGTTGTTGCTCTTTACTATTCTAAACTAGTCAATAAGTATCTATCTATACCTTTTGGTCCTGATGGTAATCTAAATCTAAGTGAAGCGGTTGTTCTTGACGAAGGAGCAATTCGTGACATTGCTACAAATGCCGCTGCTGGACACATAGTAGGAACAGTTGGTGGCTTGCCTGGCGCTATAGTAGGAACTGCCGTTGGTGCTGGTGTTGGTGCTTACAAGGCATACAAGAAATCAAAAGAGAAGAAAGACATGAAAGAAGATTGGTCTGATGCGAAATATAAGAACCCTGAAGGTGGTCTAACTAAAGCTGGTGTCATGAGATATCGTCGTGAGAATCCAGGTTCAAAGTTGCAGACTGCCGTTACTACTAAGCCTTCAAAGTTGAAGAAAGGTAGTAAAGCAGCCAATCGTCGTAAATCATTCTGTGCCCGTATGGGTGGAATGAAAAAGAGATTAACCTCTGCTAAGACAGCAAGAGATCCAGATTCACGTATCAATAAAGCATTGCGTAAGTGGAACTGTGAGGAATCATTCAAAGCAAAACTCGCTGAGAAGAGACAAGAAAGACTTGATGAGTTTGCACCTTTAGCCGCTGCAGGAGCTATGGGAAGAGCCGCACTTAGTGCAGTTGGTGGATGGGCTTTAGATAAAGTCAAATCATTTGTTACAGGCGGATCAGGTCAAGGCGGTGCGGCAGGCGGTGATAGTTCTTCATCTAAATCACGCCGTGGTGAATTGTTAAGAGCAAAGCCTAACACACAAACACAGAGCACATGGAAAGCTGCTAGACCTGGTAATGAAACAACTCAATCCAGACAAAAGGCAGCACTAGAGAAACAACTTAGTGCTACACCTAAGAAACAAGTTGCTGAGAACAAGATTTCGGATATACAAAACATGCTCAATGAGGGTGATGAAACTATGGATCTTTCTATCAACGGAAGAACAGTTACCCTAAATAATAGTATGGCAAAAAAGATTATAAGAGTTTATGAGTCCGTCAATACTAAGAACAAGAAGATTGTTGAAAGTATGCTAAACGAAGACCTCGACTCTTTCAAGAAACTACTAAACTTTTCAATAAAGGCATAATCGATGGCAACAGTATTAACAACTCAAACATTGGTCGATACCAATAGACATACAGTGATTAAGGTTGTTGGTGTCGGTGGCACTGATGCCAATGTATCTCTAGTTAAAGCAGCTAATTTAGCATACGCAATCAATGCTACAGGTCAGGTTAGTTCAACTAATCCTAAGCGTCTTAATAGAGTTGCTATCAAGCGTGTTTGGGGTCAAGGTCAAATGACTGCGGCTAAGGCAGTAACACTACAATGGGGTGGCAACTCCAATAGTGCTATCGTTACATTTGGTACAGGTTCATTTGATTATAACTTTGATTCCTCAAGCACCCAAGGAACAATTGAAATTCCCGATCAAGCAAACTGCACAGGCGATATTGTATTCTCCAGCACAGCAGGCGCTACAGATACCTGGACACTCTTTATTGATCTAAAGAAAGATGGTCGTGACTTTGATCAAGGTCAGGCCAGAGATCCTCTAGCTTTTAACAACGGATTGTAATATGTCAAGACAACTAATCGAATCCATCATTTCAAATAACATGCTTGAAGCCAATGATATGGTTGAAGCAAAACTTGCTGAGATTAGAGAACGCAAGATTTACGAAATGAAGCGTATGTTTGCTGCCAAGATGCATGAAGGCGTTGGTGGTCTGACTAAAGCTGAGGTTGAAGCAAGAAGAAAAGCTGGCTATAAAAAAGCATCCGAAGTTCTTGGTGATCCTAGAAAAGAAATGACACCAATCGCAGGACATCGATTCAAGAAGATTAAAAAAAAAGTAGTTGAAGCTGTAGAAGTTCAACCTGATCCAGAAGGTAAAGTTAGAGGCGGATCTGGTAAAGTTCAAAAAGGTACTTTTAGAAGAAAAGCTGAGACAGTTGCAATAAAAGCTGGAAGAAAGATAGGTGGTGCTGCCGGTGAGGTTATTAATCGTGTTAATGCAGCCAGACAATTTTGGAAACAGTATAAACAAGAAAGAGCATCAGCTAAACCGTCTGATGACGATTATAGAAAAGCTGCCGGTGCTGAACCAAGTCAGCCAAAAGCGACAACTAAGAGACCTGGAATGCTAAAAAGAAATATCAATACTTTCATGGGTCGTGAACCTGGTCATGTTGATGATAGAACGCCTGAAGAGAAGCTAAATCAAAAAGGCGGTCGTGTTGGTAAGGTAGCAAGAGCAGTTGCTGGTGCCGCCGGTCGTTCTGTTGGATCAGTTGTATCCGATCTTGAAAGTATCGGAACTAAACATTTATAAATACACCTATAGGGTAAACAAATGAAACTTATTAGAGAAGAAATACAAGACGTTCAATACTTAGTAGAAGCCGATGGTAAAGGTGGCAAGAACCACTTTATCACTGGCATCTTCATGCAGGCTGAAAAGCAGAACCGTAACGGTCGTGTATATCCTATGAATGTGCTTTCAAAAGAAGCATCAAGATATAACACCGAGTATGTTGCTAAGAACAGAGCATTTGGTGAACTAGGTCATCCAGAGAATCCTCAAATCAATCTAGACAGAGTTTCGCATATGATCACCAAGTTATATGCTGATGGTACTAACTTTATTGGTAAAGCAAAGATTATGGATACTCCTAATGGTAAGATTGTTAAGAGCTTACTAGATGGTGGTGCAAGTCTTGGTGTGTCGACCAGAGGCGTAGGGTCTCTTCGTCCACACAATGGATATCAACAAGTCCAAGACGATTTCAAGTTGGCTACAGCGGCAGACATTGTAGCAGATCCAAGCGCACCAGACGCATTTGTGCAGGGCATTATGGAAGGCAAAGAGTGGGTTTTTGAGAATGGTAAGTGGAAAGAGCAAGAATATTATCATGCTAAGAAACTTATATCAGAAGCCTCAAAGAGTGAAATTGAGTCAGTGGCTCTACGAATTTTTGAAAATTACATTTCAAAACTTTGAAAATACTAAATAAAGAAAGATAAAGGAGTATCTATCAAATGGCATCACTAACAGAAACAGCAAAGGCTGTTCTTGAAGGTAAAAGCAAGATCGAGGAAGGATATGGCATCAATTATCCATCAGTGGGTAATGGTTCTGTTTCTAACCCAAATCCTGTTGATCCTTCAACAGCATCAACAGCTAATGCTAAGACACTAAAACCAAAGTCAAAATCATCTGAAGCCGATCCAAAGCATAATGAAGCTAAGGACCTCGGTGGTCAGACACCTACTTCACTTCCATCTGGCAACCTTGGTGCTGCCGCTGCTGGTGGTGAGAAGAGAGACACCTCAATCAAGGGTTCTGGCGCAAATGCTGAACCTGCTAAGAAGCTATCTGCCGTCGCTGAAGAGATGGAAGATGACGGTGAGGTAGTTGAAGAGAATAGAGAACTTTCTCTCGCCGAACGTGTTAAGGCTCTTAAAGAAGCCCGTAAGCACAAGGCTGAAAAAGAAGAGGAAGACGAGAAAGAAGAGAAGCATGAAGGCAAAATGGAAAAGTGCGATGAAGACATCGAACTTTCCGAAGAGCTTGAAGACTTTATTCAAGAAGGCATCGAAGCCGGTCTTTCAGAAGAAGAAATTCTAGCTGCTATTGATGAGAACTTTGAATTTGTTTCAGAAGAAGCAGAAGAAGAGACAGTAGCAGAAGCCCTAGAGACCTATGAAGTCGATATGGCTGAACACGTTAATGCCCTTCTCGAAGGCGAAGACCTTTCAGAAGAGTTCCAAGCTAAAGCTACAACAATCTTTGAAGCTGCTGTTAAGGCAAAGCTAGAAGAGGAAGTTGCTCTACTAGAACAGGCTTATGCCGAGACACTAGAAGAGAGAGTTGAAGAGATTATGGAAGAACTTGCTTCCAATGTTGATGACTATCTCAACTATGTTGTTGAACAATGGATTGCTGAGAATGAGGTTGCTGTTGAGTCCGCTCTCCGTAGCGAACTTACAGAAGATTTCATTTCTGGACTCCGTTCCCTATTTGCTGAACATTACATTGATGTTCCAGAAGAAGAGGTTCAGGTTGTTGAAGAACTATCATCAACAGTCGAAGAACTCGAAGCAAAACTAAACGAAGAAATTCAGCGTAATGTTGAACTAACATCTATGCTTGCTGAATCCCGCAAGGTCGAACTAGCCGCTACAGTTTGTGAAGGTCTAACCGATACACAAGCTCAGAAGCTACTTGCTCTTGTTGAGAACGTCGAGTATACCGACGACGAAACTTTTGTCAATAAAATTTCAACACTAAGGGAGAATTACTTCCCAACATCAGTTAAGGCTGATGCAGTTCTTGACCGTGTTGAGTCAGCCGATCCACAGACAATCACTGAAGAAAATCTACAGGGTCCAATGGCTAAATATGTGAAGGCACTTGGTAAAAGTCTTCCAAAGTAATTTAACTAGTTAAAAAACATAGAAAGAAGGAAACTAAAATGTATCTTACAGAAAACCTAGAGAAGAAGTGGTCACCAGTTCTTGACCACGACGGTCTCAATTCAATTAAGGATCCATATCGCCGTGCTGTTACAGCGGTTATCCTTGAAAACCAAGAAAAGGCAATGGCTGAAGAAGGCAACATCCTTAACGAAGCCGCTCCTACAAACTCCGGTGGTGGTCTTGGTGCAGGTACAAACATTGGTTCATACGATCCAATTTTGATCTCACTCGTTCGCCGTGCGCTTCCAAACCTCATTGCTTATGACGTTTGTGGCGTTCAGCCAATGACTGGCCCAACAGGCCTCATCTTCGCTATGCGCTCACGTTATAAGTCAATGTCTGGTACAAATGCTCCAGTCGCTGGCTCAAACGAAGCGTTCTTTAACGAAGCTAACACAGCATTCTCTGGTCAGAACAACGCTTTCGGCATCACCGAAGCTGGCTTCCATCCAGATGCTAACAACAACCCATTTGCTGATGCTACCCTTTCTGGCAACTCATACGTTGTCAACAAAGGCATGTCAACAGCACAGGCTGAAGCTCTCGGCGATGCTGCTGGTAACATGTTCAACGAAATGGCCTTCTCAATCGATAAGGTTACCGTTACTGCTCGTAGCCGTGCGCTAAAAGCAGAATACACCACAGAGCTTGCTCAGGATCTTAAAGCCATTCACGGCCTTGATGCTGAGACAGAATTGGCCAACATTCTTTCAACAGAAATCTTGGCTGAAATCAACCGTGAAGTTATCAGAACAATCTATCGTTCTGCT